CTGAACTGCCCCAGAATTAGTAGACATGAATAAAAAGCACCTCATGTAGGGTATGGCTTAACCGGACTGACGAAGCGAAAGTGGGGACAGTCCGGTTTTTAGTTGGATGCGTTCGTGGTTGTAGAAGTAAATGTAATCATCAATCATCTTGTTGGCTTCCTCAAAAGTATCTGGCTTGTGTCGGTAGATGCACTCTGTTTTGAGGATTCCGAAAAAGTTTTCAGCCAACGCATTGTCATAGCAGTTTCCACGCCTTGACATAGACGGCAAAATGCCGTATTCTTTAGTCAGGTTGAAATATGCTTGTGAGGTGTATTGGAACCCTTGGTCGCTGTGGAGGTGCAACTCCCGGCGACTTTCTGTTTTCACAGACTTCATTGCAAGATGAATGGTATCCAATACAAGATTGATTGTCTGGCTGGATCCAGTCCTGTAAGCAACAATGCTTCTATCGTATAAATCACGAATCATGGATAGGTAAAGAACCCCTTCTTGAGTTTGAATGTAAGAAATATCGGTAACCCATTTCTGATTTGGATGCTCGGCATTGAATTCTCGGTTCAGCCAGTTGTCATATCTGTGCTTGTCCTCGCCCATTTTTCGCCATCTTTTTCTGCGACGGATTTCACTCAAAAGGTCGTACTTGTGCATGATTCTCAAAATCGTCTTTGGATTCTTAGTGATTCCTTCACTATCCAGCCAGAGCTTCATTCGACGGTAGCCGTATGTTTTTTTACAAGATTCCTGCTTTGTACGAATCTTTTCTGCAAGTTCAAAGTCTTTCGCCGTGTGGTTCAGATGTTTGACGTGCTTATAGTAACCACTTCTGGAAACCTGAAGAATCTCGCACAGAGCTTTTACTGTATATTTTGTACAGTACCGATGAATGACTGCGTATTTGAAATTTGGTCTCACTTCCTTTCCATGGATCGCATAAAATCCCGCAGCAATTCATTCTCCATTTTCAATCGCTTGATCTCATATGCTTGCTCTGCTACAATATCTCTTGGCTGAGCATCTTTCCGAGATCTGCCTTTTGGGCGTGGCTTGATACCTGCCTCCAGTTTCCGCTGCTGCCGATTGAAACGAACCACCCAGTTTTTGATACACTCTTTGTCTACACCAAGCATCTGGGCGATTTCCCGATTCGTTTTACCTTCTCGTTTCTGTTCTAAAATTTGCTTTTTATACTCGTCGATTTTTACATATTTTCTGGACATAGCAAAGCCCCCTCGTGTAGTTCTATTATCCTACACGGGGAGGCTTTTTGTCTACTGTCTACTTTTTACGGACCTGTTCAGACCGCACAGGGGCTATTTTATTTGGTGTAGTACAATTCCATATCTGCCTTGTACATATCAAGTTGCCTTTTGCTATCCATAAGCGTGCTAAAACTAATTCCCGCCACAAAAGATACAGCAATGGACAAAATCAAGTGTGCTGCAACCCATTTACCAGCTAAGATAAAAGGAATCTGAATTGCTACAGCAAAGACATCGAACAAAAGAATGTAAACTCCGTGTTTAACCATTTTCTGTAAACGGCTAATGCTTTCTTCGTAAAATTCTTTCGACTTCATCATACGTCAATCCTCCAACTTAGTTCTTTTTATCCAATACGAACTTTACAAGTTCTTCAATTTCTTCCAAATTGATGATTATTTCATACCATCCTGCTGAATGCCCTCTATCGTAAGCGTACTCCCAAATTTTTGCCGCTTTCTTTTCTGAAATCTCAAAACCGACTTCTTCTTGAATTGCCTTATAAATCTCTGCGTAGATTTCATCCCTGCGCTTCATCTTTTCTTGATTCAGTCGCTTAACTTCATTGTCGTAATCATCGTTGTTCTTTTGTGCTTGCTCTTTGTTCCACTTTACCGACTTATTTTCGTCAAACACAAAATTTGATGGAACTCGCTTGAAGCCATAAGGCTTGCATCCCATATTTGCCATTGCTTCATATTTCTGCCCAATGTCAATCCATACGTCATTCATCTAAGAAGTCCTCCAATTCAATCTTCCCCTCTGCCGCAGCAGCAGCCAAAGCGTACACGAACTGTCCAATCGTCATACCGTGCCGTCTTGCTTCACGGTTGATGTATTTGCGCTCTTCCTCGCTCATAAGGATGGTAATGCGCTTTGAACGCTTGCCATCACCGCTTGCAACGCCCTGATGCGATTCCGGCATCGGGATTTTTTTCTTTGTCAAGCCAACTTCGGCTAGTGCGCCGGACACATCGCCTTGTTCGATAAGACGTTGAACTTCTTTCGCCTGTTTCAACTTCTTTGGCTTGCTTTCGCTTACTACGGCATTGTTCGGCTGTGTTTTGCTGTCTTTGGCTTGCTTCGGCTTAATATTGCTTAACTGTGCTTCATTAGGCTGTGTACGGCCGTCTGTGGCTTCAATGGGCGTAATTGGTGCTTGTTCGGCTTCGTTCGGCTTTGCTTGGCTTACTTCTTCTTCCTTTGGCTCACTTCGGCTTAATGTCTGCTCCGAAAAAATAGGCTGAAAATCAAAGCCGCCAAGCAGACCTGAGGATTTTTTGCTGGTTGATTTCATTCTACATCAGCCTCCTCATAATCCGAATCTTCAAAGGACGGAGCTTCTGGTAGTGGCATCCAATGCGTCACCCCAAGATTATTACACCAATCTGTTTTCCAAATAGGTTTTCCACCGTCTTTTGGATAGAAGTAACACTGTGCAATATCTGTTCCTGTCAACGGCGATGCAACGAGGACAGGGTTGCTTTCAAGTTCTCCGTTTATATCCACCATTTCTGGATAGTGGTCGCTCACTCTAATCCATTCCTTGCTCCATAACCATTTTTCCTTGAAATACTGTACATCTTTCTTATACTGCTCTTTATCAATGTCGCCACTTCTGTACCAATCACAGCTATGTAAAACACAGAGCAAATCGTACAGAAGCATACTCAAATCTTTGTCTCCAAGCGGATTTTCTTTTCGTGCAATAATCGAAAGCTCTTTTACCCGTTCATCTGCAAGGCCATAATCTGGGTAGCAGTGCTGGTAAATAGCATTTGCAAGGCTGTCATTTAGATAATCCCGGTGTCCACCGCTCATTTTTCTTCTCCTTCTACAATAATCTTTGCCAACGCCTTGAAATCCTCTGCGCTAGTACTCTTTGCCGTGTCGCCACTAAACAGGCTATGCCGCTCTGCCTGAGCCTTACGAACACCCATAGACGGTCTAATCTTCACGTCCAGTAGGGTTGTGCCCATGCTTTGTGCAATCACAGGAAGCTGCTCCACAACCTCTTTGGACAGGTTCTCCCTGCTTTTGTACTGGTTCAGAAGCAGACCTTCAATCTTCAAAGTCGGGTTGAAGTATCTGCGAACATCGCCAATGGTCTGCGAAAGCTGGCTCAAACCAGCCAGTGCATATCGGTCTGCTGTGATTGGCACGATGATGCTGTTGGCGGCGATCAGCGCGTTTACAAGCGCAAGACCAAGCTGCGGGGGAGTATCCAGAACGATGTAATCATACTGCTCGGACACGCTTTCAAGGGCTTCTCGCAGTCGGAAGTTCTTGCCCATGTCCCGGACAAGCTGCTCGTCAATGTCCTTCAATGCGCTGTCAGACGGAAGAATGTCACCAGCTTCGCAGTGCTGGATTCCTTCTTCGACCGTGCCTTGCCGGGTCATCACATCAAACAAGGTGCATACGTCCTCTGTCTGTGCGCCGTAGGTGTCCGTTGCGTTGCACTGGGCATCGCAGTCTACCAGCAAAACTTTTTTGCCAAGCAACTGCAATGCACCAGCCAGACAGGTGCTTGTTGTAGTCTTTCCTGTGCCGCCCTTCTGATTGGCGACAGCTATGATTTTTGCCATTTTATCACTCTTTCTTTATTTTCTGTGTATGACTACTTCAAGAAGCTATCGTCAAACGTAGCATAATCGTCAAGGTCTGCATCTTTCAAAATTGAGTACATATAAGCGCCTGGGTCTTTTTCAATCCTATCAAGCCGCTCACTGACAAGAATCCTGTATGCATTCTCAATGATGTTCACGACAGCTTCTTTTTTCTTGTTAGGCTTGATGTTCGGATATTTCTCCGGCAATCTCTTTGCCACCAGCTTTGCGGTCAAGATACACTGGCTTTTAGACATCTCCGGCGCAATAGATGCCCAATTCACATCCTCGTATGCGCCGATACGGGGCTTTCTGGCAGGTCGTTGGCTCTTTGGAACATCTTTTAGTTCTACGCTTTCAACCTCGTTAGCTTCTACGTCTATGACTGGCTCATTAGACTTGAAATCTACATTGAACTTCACAGCAACCGCATTACGGCCTCTCATGACCTTGTCATATTCAACGCACAGGTCTGATACTTCGTTTATTTCAGCTACCGCAATATCAATGACACGCCGCCTAAGATGCTTGAACTCTTGATAGCTAGGTTCTCTTGCACCAAGCTGTTCCCTTAATCTATCCAACGTAATTTCAGGCTGGCTCACGCCACGTCCGATGAACTCTCGGAGAATTGAATACAGCAGAATGCTATACTGCGATTTCATATTCGCTGTGTAGCGCAAGCGATACTTGACATATCCACGCTCTGCAATGTCGAAGAAAACAGGTTGCAGAAGCGGATTGCAACACAATGAGACAGTAATATTCATTAAACTAGGTTCAAAGTTTACAGTTGCTCTACTGAACAAGGGATACAAGTCAAACGAGCCTGAACCGTCACCTCTAGGAACTTCAACGGAGTTGTCGATGAAATGTTTGACCTGTGCTTTCAAATTCCTAGAGTTGATTTTCAACCCCAAAAACTCGCAATACTCTTGTAACGTAAACTGAACCGTTGAAGTTTCGGGGTCTCTCGGATTGATGCGGCTAAGATACACTTCAAGTAACCGTAGTTCTCCTGCTGTGTAGTCAGTGAACTTTGCCCAAACAAGCTGTCTACTTTTTTCAACCAAGTTCCCGCCTTTAATATCAGACAATCTTATCACGCCTCCTCTCGTATAAGAGTATATCACAGATAGGTGTACAAATCAATAGCAAGTGTACACCTATTTCCACTTCTTGTACACCTAGCCGTCCACATTTCGTACACCTATTTCCACAATCTGTACACCTATATCCATTTTTTGTACACCTCTTTACATTATATAAAACAAGACTCTTAACAAGATTATAAAATAACTTCTACTAATAGCAGAAGAAGAAATTTTCCACAAAATCTTTTCTTTCTCTCTTAAAAAGTGGAAAAACAAAGCGAATATCGCTAAATAAAAAGATGCTCAACATCCGAAAGGTTGAAACGCTTAACGGTTAGGTTTACCTAACGTGTACAAAAAGTGGATGAAAAACTTTTAATTCAATGCTATGGGGGACAGATTGACAAGCCGACCAATCACAAGCAACAAATTAACGCTAATTCGTTATTTGTCCCGCGCGAATATTGTCGATTTACAGCCTATGGGGGACGGAATGACAAGGTAGATTTGCCAGATAGGTGTACAAAAAGTGGATAAACGTGGACAAAATATTTTGCAAAAACTACGACAATTCGACAATCAGCGCAAAATGTTTTCTTCGTTGATGGTATAAGAATCGTTTCGTTTCATGGCCGAAGCTTCCCCACAGTCCTGTGCCTGATATAAAATCTGCATATTGGGCTGTGTCCCGTCTGGGTCAGGGTCGGTTTTAGTGGCCTGCGCCATTTCATAATGACCTGTGACGGTGCGGCAGACAGACACACGATCACGCAAAGTTGTGTGAAGGTTGGCTACCATTTCGCACAGAACTGCAAGGTAATCTGAGCCGTGATTGCCATAGATCAGATAGCACAGCAGGTCAATTTCCTGTGGATGGGCTTCTTTGATATGCTCTATCAGTGTATCCCTCTTTCTCTCGGTGCTGGCATCGCCAGCCAGGCTTTCCAATAATCCGGGATGCAAACAGGTGTCTATGTACGGCTTGGCCGCAACACCGCAACACACGAACCACTTTATGATAGTAGGAGCATCTGGGGTCATTGTCCCTTGCTCGTAACGAAAAATGGATGTTCGGCCTATACCCATTTTGTCTGCAAGCTTCTGTTGGCTAAGTCCGGATTCTGCTCTTGCCATCTCTAACGCTTTTGCCACTCGTATCCTATAATCATCCATAAATACCCCTCTTTCGACAAAATGATACAAAAGCAAAGAAATTTAACTAATATATTGTTCAAAATGGGAAACAATAATTGAAAAAAGTCGCTGTTCCATTGAAACAGCGAGATGTGGTATAACTGTATTGTCAAAAAATTCCAAAGAAGAAGGGAACAAAAATGAGAGAAACTGCAATCTGGAACCATGAACGTATGCCGATCATCGACGGAATGCCCGCCAGCGTTCCCGATGGGAAGCCGCACACACCTGAACCGGGGGAGGAAAGCTAATGAACCGAACCGTAGATGCTCTAATTATCCCATACGCTCGCAGACGGACGCTAGAGCTTGTCCTGAGCCTTTCTGCGTACGAAGCTGATAAAGATGCTTACCTCGAAGCAAAAGGCATCCTGGAACGTGCCGTAGCCGCCTTGGACGATGGGCGAGACCCGGCAGACAGCATCGAACGCATTGACGGACAGCTTGTGGAACTGTGAAAGGAGAAGAAGATGGACTTTACGAATGGATTCTATAAAGCCGAAAACCCTGTCGTTCTTGAAGAAGTGAAAACTTTCCTTCAGTCAATGGAACGGCGTGGAGCAACAGTCAAAGACTTGGACGATGCCATTGTGCAGCTAAACAATGTTTCGCACAGCATCAGCACAAACGCTCTCGTCAAAGCAGATGTGCTGGACAAGTTACCTGAAAACCCCTTTCGCTCTATGCTCAACGGAATGTTACAAAGCAAAGGGTAACTTAAATTTAATGTGGCTCTTAATCATTGTCATTGCAATTTTTGGCTTCCCTGATGTGAAGTAATGGATGCGAAGAAAACGTTCGATTTTTACGAAGTTGTTAAAAATACATTGACTTGACAACTAAAAGATGTATAATCGTATCAAATGAACATCTGCACTTACCGATCGGGAGGATATGCCACAATGAGTGAACAGGAAAGAGCCAAGATTGACCGATTTATTGCATGGCTATTGGAACACCCTGAAAAGATTCCGGCAGCGGAGCAAGCACTAGACCTAGAGTAACAGAAAATCCCTTGCGCAGAGCTACACCAGCCCGGCACAAGGGATTCTTTTATTTTACCGGGCATGAACGTTACATCTTCTCGATTAGGTTCATCAACGCCTCACGCTGTTCCTTCGGCATAGATTCAAGTTTTCTTCTAATCCGCTCTACTGCTGCATCGACTTCACTTTGCGGCTGCTGGGGCGGGTTTTCTTTTTGGTTGCCAGTGAGAAGGTAGTCAACTGATACGTTAAAATAAGCTGCAATCTTAGAAAGAACCTCTGTGGACAGGCTTTTAGTTCTTCCAGCTTTCAATTCGGAAAGAAAACTGCGGCGAATCCCAATGTTGCTGCAAAGAGTTCCGTCTTTGATGCCCTCTTTTTCGCAGAGTGTATGGATGTTGCTGTACAAGTCCGACATAAGAACACTCCCATATTTGTGCAAGTATACAAATGCACAGAAATTTGTACAAAAGAGTTGACTTGTACAGAAGCCTGTACTATAATACAGACATAGACAGTACAGAACACTGTACAATATAAACTCTCTACACCCTTATATTAGTACAGTTTTCCGTACTTGTCAATAGATTTTAGCAAATGGAGGTGGAATTTTGAAAGAAAACTTCCGTTCTGGCTTTGAGCTGGAAGTGAAGATGAAGCTGTTGCAGCGAGGTATGAAGCAAACGGAGCTGATTCAGGCGGTTCAAAGCGATACTGGATTGTTCCTTGATGATTCGTACCTCTACAAGATTCTTCGTGGCGAGCGAAAGCCGGAGAAGATTATCCAGAGCATCTGCAGGATTCTTGAAATTGAGCAGAAGGAGGGCTGAAAATGGAGCAGATTATCACTTTGAAAGTAGACCTTGAGCACCCGGATGACGCAAAATTTGCCATTGACGAGGCAGTCAAGGCCTACGAAGCGGACAGGCTGAAGTGGACAGAAGAGGAGATTGCCGAAGCGAAGCATCTGGCGATGAAGATTATGGAACGGTTGTGCTTGGATGGGTATAGCATTGAATGGTGCGGAGTCGCGGAAGCGTACTACTACAAGGCGGTTTCTGTTTGGCTTAAAAGCCCGGGCGATGAAAGCTTTAAACGAAATGCAACGTGCTGCATCTTTTCTGCCTCTTTTGATACTTGGGTTTCCAAGTGTGTCTGCCTGTGCCGGGCTACCAGCAGGGATGTACCCGCTTTTATCGTCAAAAAGGTCGGTGAGTGCTGGCAATGAAATTTTGTAAAGCGCAAAGCCGTAAGCGTAGATTGAAACTGGCGATGGCTGCTGGCGTGTCCCGGAACGAAGCCAACAAGGTGCTGTGGATGGAAAAGATGCTGAACCAGTGCTTTGAGCGGCATAACCTGGAAGCCAAGAAGAAAGCAGGAGAGCAGCGTGGAGATTAAATACTGTGAGCGCTGTGGAGCTCTTCTTGGAATGGCAGCCGCGAATCGAAAATACTGCCTTAACTGCTACAGCATTGCAAATTTGGAGCGATGGAGAGAACGTAACCGAAAACGAGCTGAAGCAAAACGTAAAGAAACCGCAAAACCGGTTCCTTGCGCTTGGTGCGGTAAACCGCTTGTGCGCAGAAATGTTTGCCAGAAGTATCACGCAGAGTGCCAGAAAGCAGCTTACGCAGACTTACAAAAAAAGCTGCGCAAGAAGTATCAAGAAAACGGTAAAAGCGGCCAGTACAAGAAGCCAAAGCGGAAAAAGCCAAAGCCGAAGAATAAGGACTACACCATCGAAGAAATCGAAGCAAAGGCAAATGGGCTTGGCACAACATACGGCAAAGTAGTGCTTGGGCTACAGCTCGGAACGATTGATAGGTGGTAAATGTGAACGGCAAATATTATGGAAAGCGGGAGATTCGATGGCACAGCCGGGAGAAAGACAGGCTGGAACACATACATAATAGAAAGGACAAAGATGAAAGCACTGGTAGAAATCGCCCTGATCTGGGGCATTGTTCTGGCATTAGTTCTCGCAACGTTTCTGTTGAACTTCTGGTTGGTGCATCACATCGAGCTTTTAATCGGAGCTAAGGCGACATGGTACATCATTGGTGTCGGTGCTCTGATGGCAACGATCTGGATTTTGGGGCCCAAAGGTACAAAATGATGACACTCGCAGAAGCGATGCAAGCAAGGAACATCCGGTTATGCGATCTAAGCAGACAAAGCGAAGTTTCGGGACCTACACTGGATGGAATTCTGGGCAAAAAGAAAGTATTCAACAAGACTGGCGTCCGAACAGGAACACTTTTAAGGATTGCAAAAGTGCTAAACGCAGACATAACCATTGATGGTACAAAACCATATTACTTTGAACTTACATTAAGGGGATGAACAAATGAAAACTTTGAAAGGAGCGGCATTGTCAATGATTGGTCTGGCTTCGGCAATCGTAGCGGTTGGATGCGGAGACACGATTCAGGACTGTCAGACTACAGCGCAGATGTTTGGTTGGTCGATGGTATCTTGCGGTCTGCTTGCAATATCTATCGTTCTGTGCGCATGGGCTGTTAGTGTCGAAGAAGAAGAGCAAAGCGAACGCAAGCGCCGGAAAATCAAGCGTGTTGCCCATCATACGAACGGGTGGAGGGATGCACGATGAAATGCCCGATGTGCGGTAGTGACAACATTACAACGGTTGACAGCCGACCTGACTATGACAGCATTGCTCGCCGCAAGAAGTGCCTTGTATGTAACTACCGGTGGTCTACCATCGAAATCGACAAAGACCAGTGGAACAGTGCGTTGCAAATCAAAGAACAGCGAAAGAGAGGCAAGTCGAAGAATGATTAACCTTGACAGATTCGGTGGCGTGACAGAGCCGGAGGACGGCGTGTATTTTATGACCAACGAGCAGATGACAGAAGCGAAAGAAGCTGACCGGCGGGCAGCGATTGAGGACTTGCAGTCCGAGATTGAGGAAAGGAAAGCAGAGCTGAAAGACCTCTATTCCCAGTTGGCAGACCTGAGATGGCTGGTTGATTTTGTACAGCATGATTAAGCCGAAGTAATAACAATGAAGCCTAATGTAGCCGAAGAAAGGAATCGTATGGATAACAGCAAAATCCATGAAGCTCTGATGGCTGTTCAGTCAGAGTTGAAAGCCCCGAAGGGGCAGATGAACACATTTGGCGGTTACAAGTATCGCTCTTGTGAGGACATTTTGGAAGCAGTCAAACCAATTTTGAAAGAACACGGTTTGCTTCTTACCCTTTCTGATGAACCTAAAGTGTTAGAGGGGTGGCATTACATCGAAGCGACCGCAAAGGTGGAAACTCTGGATGGTGGATGCGTAACGGTTACTGCTTACGCAAGAGAACCGGAGCAAAAAACCAAGATGGATGCAGCGCAGGTGACTGGAACGTCTAGTAGCTACGCCAGAAAGTACGCTCTGAACGGTCTGTTTTGCATTGACGATACGAAGGATGCTGACACGGACGAGTACCAGAAGCAAACCACAAGCAGGGCAAACAAGCCTGCGCAGAAGCAAACGGAAGCGGAAACCATCCCCCCATGCGCTTGCTGCGGAAAGCAGTTGAAGCCTATTCAGTACAACAACCGCACAGTCACTCCGCTGGAAACTGCAAGAAGCACGAAGAAACGCTTTGGGCGTGTCCTGTGTTGGGACTGTGCCCAGAAACAGCCGAAGGAGGGCTAAACAATGCTCAACTCTATCGCAATTCAGGGTCGTCTGGTTCACACACCCGAAGCTAAGGTCACGAAGTCTGGCAAGGATGTTTGCACGTTCAGTATTGCCTGCGACCGTCAGAGTGGCGGCCAGAAGGAAACCGACTTCTTTAACTGCACCGCATTTGGTAATACGGCACTGTTCGTTTCCAAGTGGTTCCAGAAGGGCAGCCTGATTCTGGTGACTGGTAGCATCCAGACCCGGAAGTATACCGACAAGCAGGGGAACAACCGCACCGCAACGGAAATCATGGCGAACAAGGTTGACTTCTGCGGTGGCAAGTCTGACAGCAAACCCGCCGATCGGGCGCAGGATGCACCACAGAACTATTCGCAGGGAAACGCAGATGACTTCTCTGTGATTGACGACAGTTCTGATCTCCCTTTTGACTAACGGTTACGCTACCGGAACAAAAGGCGAACCGCCTACCTTATATAAGAGCTGCGCTATCCGGCTGGACGGGCGTTTGGAAAGATGAAACACTTGGGCGACATTACAAAGATTCACGGCGACCAGATAGAGCCTGTGGATTGCATTACATTTGGCAGCCCATGCCAAGATTTGTCCATTGCAGGACGCAGGGCCGGACTTGCAGGAGAGCGTTCTGGGCTGTTCATGGAGGCGGTTCGGATTATAAAGGAAATGAGGTCAAGCACAAATGGATTGCTTCCAACTTTCGCTATTTGGGAGAACGTGCCCGGAGCTTTCAGTTCAAACGGCGGAGAAGATTTCAGAGCCGTGCTGGAAGAACTTGCCCGCGTGGAACAACCAGACGTTTCAATTCCTAGACCTTCGAAAGGAAAATGGAGCAAAGCCGGAGCAATTTCAGGAGACGGATGGAGCTTGGCTTGGAGACAGCTCGACAGTCAATATTTCGGAGTGGCCCAGCGTAGAAAACGTATCGCTCTTATCATCGACCTTGGAGGCCAACGTGCCGGAGAAATATTATTTGAGCGCACGAGCCTGTCAAGGTATCCTGACCCGTGCATCCCGACGTGGCAAGAGACTACCGGAGCTGCTGGAAACAGCCATACTGGAAATGATCGAATGGTGGGACAGCAGGGGGGACAAGCCTACACCTTGAAAATCCGGTCAGGCTGTGCCGGGGGCGGCAAGGGCGCACTGGTACAAACGGAGAAAACTGGAACGCTATCGACGCTCCAAGACCGGACGCTTTTCCAAGCAATTCCCGTCTTAAATGACCAAGGCGGAGGGGCGATGAGTGTGTCCTATAACATGACTGGGACATTGCGAGCAGCGGAACACGGGCACCAACCTATTGTTCTAGAAAGTAACCAAATCCATGCAACGGTCTCACAGACCGGCATCTGCCCAACGCTTCCAGCAAGCATGGGCATGGGCGGTGGGTATATTCCTATGATAACAGATAGAAAAGTGTTTGATGCACGGGGCAATGGTGACGGTAAAATAGTGCCCACCATCACCGGCGACCCCCAAAGCCGGATCACAGATTACACGGCCATTGCAAACGAATGCATGATTGCCGAGAAAACAATCCGCTTGATTGTCCGCCGTCTGACGCCTGTTGAATGCGAACGTCTGCAAGGATACCCGGACGGATGGACGGACATTGGAGAATGGACGGACACCAAAGGGAAAAAGCACAAGTACGCTGACAGTCCACGTTACAAGGCACTCGGAAACAGCATTGCTCTACCGCAGTGGTTCTGGATTGCACAGAAAATGAAGCCCTATTTGAGTACAAGCGCCACGTTGGGCAGTCTGTTCGATGGTATAGGCGGCTTTCCACTTGTCTGGCAAAAGGCCTATGGAAACGGTACGGCGCGATGGGCTTCCGAAATCGATGAGTTTCCCATTGCCGTTACAAAAAGGAGATTCGGCGAAGAATGATTACCTGTTGTCTCAACTGCACATCACGCCACACAGCCTGCCACGACACTTGCGAAAAGTACAAAGCGGAGAAAAAAGACTTCAAGGAGCGCAAGGCGTTCGTGCATGAGCTGAATCACAGTCAGAGCGTGTACCACCGCAACTACGAGGACAAGCACCGGGAACGTGGCAAGAAGCGGTTTCTCGGAAGTGAATTTAGAGGTGAACGATAAATGGGAGCTTTTATTGCAAGACAGCCTAATGGTCTGTTGTGTCGGTTTTCTTCGGTTGTAGATTGCATTACCGACTACAACATGACAGAAGATGATTACATCGAAATGTGTGCCGAAAAGGCACGAAAAGAAGCAAGAGATGTTCTTGAGCATTATATTAAGCCGTTTGAGATGGTTGATAGATGTTTCTTTCCAAACAATATGACAATCGAAGAACACAAGCGGATTATGAAAGAAATGGAAGAACCTGCTGACAAGACAACTCGTATTCCGTGAATTTAGAGGTGAACAAGGATGAAAAAAAAGTATAAGCCGGGCAGTTACATCATTTCACTTGATGACTTGATGAAGCAGGAGCTTGTTTACTGCGCCGGAAAACTTGTTCACAAAGGCTGGTTTGGTAGCTGGCAACTGCGATATGCAAATAGCGAACTTGCTCGGCTGCGTATCAGAGAAGCCAAAAAAATCGAGGACAACGCATGAACACCGGCAAGCAGTTTGAAGCAGACTTCAAAGCATCCGTCCCGTCCGATGCGTGGTGCTACCGCCTAAAAGACAGTGCTGCCACCTACTACGGCGGCAACGAGAACCTGTCCTTTTCCATCGACAACATCTGCGATTTTCTTGTGTACCGCTACCCGATGAACCACCTGTTTGAACTGAAAACAATCGAAACACCCTCTATCCCTCTGGAAAAGGTGTTCGGCAAGTACGACAAGGCAAAGTGCAAATACCGCAAGGAAAAGCACATCACTGACATGGTGGATGCAATGGGGTATGGCGGTCAGACCGCCCATGTGATAGTCAATTACAGGGCGGTCAACCGCACCTTTGCAATCCCTGCCAGCAAGGTTCTGGCGTTCCGTTACAACGAGAGCCGGAAAAGCATCCCTTGGCAGTGGGCAGAGCAAGAGGGAATAGAGGTCAAAGCAAAAAAGCTACGTGTCCATTGGCGGTATGACGTGGATGGGCTGCTAAAGAGATTGGAGAAAGAAGATGGCATTGATATGTAATAGGTGTGGTGAAACGTTTACACTTGAGGAATGGAAGACGACAATATCAGCGGTCAGTTGATCATGGACGATTTGATGGAGGATAACAATGTTTGAATTTGTAACTAGCTGGCTGGTCTGCTTAGTCCTGCTGGCAGCAGTAGTTCAGTCAGAACGGACAATCAAAGACATGACAGACAACCTGTTTGAGAAACGGCAGGCAATGCTTGTCTGGTTGTTCGTCAACGTGTGTCTGGTCGTTTGTACGGCGGTTGTGATGGAGTGGAAGTAAATATGGAAATTCGTGGAGAGCGTGATAATCAGGTGGTTCGTTTTGATTCGCTCAAGATTGGACAACTGTTTTATTACAAAAAAGATCTCTTAATGAGAATAAATAGTATTACGGACGTTTCCTTATTTAGAGAAGCAATAACGTATAATTGCGTGTTTCTCAGTAACTGCAGACCTGCGTGTTTCAAAGATAATACGATGGTCAAAATTGCAAAGGTTCATATCGAAAAGGAGTACTAATGGACAACGAACTTTACTGCCCGATGAAGATGACCAGCAATCCGCTTGGGCGGTGCGTATGCGAGAAAGAAAAGTGCGCTTGGTGGCGGCAGTTGGACGGTTGCTGTGCAGTCTGGCAAATCGCATGGAAGATAGACAGAATCGAAATGAAGATGAAGAGGTGAGAGTTTGAAACTAGTTGATGTTGATCCAATCATTGCGGCGTGGAAAATTGTTGGCGCTGACAAAAAGAATGAAGCGAAGTCGTTTTTGAATAACAAAAGCCCCCTCGTATACATACAAGGACAAATCAGAAATAGCATTGGAGATGTGTTTTTAGATTTAGCCAATGTGTTAGAAAAATCTGAGCCTGCCAATATATGGTTTGATGCCAAGAAAGTTTTACCCGAAAAAGACAAAGAAGTTCTCGTAAAAAGAGAAAAGTTTGGCATTGAAATTGCATTTTTATCTTATGACGGATTATGGCAAGAGCGCGACGAGTACATTGTATTTGGAGATGTAACTCATTGGGCGTATCTTCCCGAACCGCCAAAGGAGATCTGACATATGGCAACGACAGAAATGAAAAAGCGAATTTACCTTGTTCTCGAAACCGAAGCGGACGAGGATGACAAGAGCATCCGTAGCGATATTGAGCAAGAACTTGGAATGGCTACGCACTATTTTGAAACGGTTTCTTATAGCGAGAACGGTTTTCCTGACAAATGGATTAGCGTCAAGGATAGTCAACCAAAACACCATACTCCAGTTCTTGCATTTTGCGATAATGGCGATACGATTTTTGGCTTTATGGACTTTTACAAAAATTGGGCAGAAGTCGGGAGTGAAATTCCATACGCCGTCACCCATTGGATGCCACTTCCTGAACCACCAAAGGAGGTCTGACACATGGCAACACCCCCGAAGCGTGGTCGTGGCAGACCGCCGCTGACCGAAGCTGAAAAGAAAAAGCGTGAGAAGCGAGCGCAAAAGGCGAAAGAAGAAGCCGCTGCGAAACGTGAGAAAGAGCGAGAGAAGAAGAAACAGCAGATGCTTAACAAGCGGAAATCTATCCGCTCACAGGTGAGTAAAAAGGTGAAAGAACAGCAGGAGTTTGCAATCACGAGGTCTAAGATGCTGAACACAGGCGATTTGCAGTCGAGAATCGGTGATGAAGAGGACAAGAAAGTCATCGGCATGATTGCAGCCAAGTATTTTGGTGACCTTCCGAGCGTGGACATGAACAACCCGATTGAAGTGCAGCAACGTCTTGACTTCTTTTTTGACGCTTGCATCGAAGCCCGAATCTCCCCTGTTGTCGAATGGATTGCACTGGTGCTGGGCATCGAATGGGTGAGCCTGAAGCAGATTATGGCGGGCAAACGCCGTGACGACAGCTTGCAGCAGAAGTACATCCTGAAATTGATTCTGCAAATGCAGTCCATGTGGGCGTACAACGGTATGTATGGTCAGGAAAACCCGGCAGAGTGGATTTTCAGAGCCAAAAACTACTTTGGTATGCGTGACAACGTAGAAGTCACCGTTGCACCGCCTGAACAGCCGTTGGGCGATGCCCAGAGCGCAGAACAGTTGGCACAGAAATACCAGACGGCTTTGCCGAAAGGGATTGACGTGGAGTACAGAGAGGTAAAAGAGGAATGAACGGATTTCTTTTTACGAAAGACGGAAAACTTATATGCGAACTCACCAAAATATCCTTTGAGCCTTACAAAGACAAACGAATACGGCTATGAGTGGCAGGGAAACAATCTCTTGCTGGCACGGTGCAATCTGTTCCTAACACTGATTGAAAATTTCAGGTATCGGTTTGATGCTGAAAAGCTAGAAATCGGCTTCATGCCAATTTTTCTTGATTGCATCGCGGATACCATCTCATGGAACGTCTGGCAGATGGATGGGCTGAAAAAGACCGTGCCCGGCACGGACATTCCGTGCAAAATCAAAGACTGGAAAGCCAACAAAGAAATCCTATTTAAGGATGTTGGGGAGGAAAAATAAAATGAGCAGTTCCGTAGAATATGCAAAATCAGAACTTGCACGTATTACGAAAGACGGAGACGGGTTGCAGGATGCAATCAACAAGAACGTCCTTGACATTGTTGAACTTTTTGCAAGTCAAGGACACGGTGAAATCTCTGCTGGATACGTAATGTCCGTTCTTGAACGTCTTTTACGGTTCAAGCCACTCACGCCGCTGACGGGCGAAGATGATGAATGGACAGAAGTGTCGGACGAAATGGGGCGAAGATGCTTCCAAAATAAACGATGCTCAAGCGTGTTCAAGACAACTGATGCACAAGGTAACACGATTGAGGTACACGACATTGACGCAATCGCTTATTCCGACAACGGTGGCCTTACATGGTTTACAAGTAGCCGCTTTCGCAAAAACGTGACGTTCCCCTATGAGCCGCCTACGCACCCGGAAAAAATCTATATCGAATACACGGAAGATGTTCCGCTTGGCTGGTCTGGAGACAAGTATGAGATTATCACTGACGATAAGGAGCGTATCGAAGCATTGAGGGCTAAGATGCAGAAGAAATTTGGCAAAAGGAGCAACTAATGCAAACTGATAGAGGAATCTACCACAAGCGAGTGTGTGACCGCTGCGGAGCGGTTCTGGGCGGCAGGATGATGAACCCTGACGAATACTTCAAGGACTGGGCGTGGCGCAGGGATACAGGCGACCTGTGCCCGGAGTGCTATGAGGAGTATAAGCGAGTGATCGGATGGTTCAATGCCAACAGAAGGAGAAAGAGAGGGGAGAGATAATGGACGTTTACTGCACCACCGAACATTGCTCTTGCATGGGCATCAAGCAGTTCTCCGCTGGCAAGGCCATCAGATGCACGGCAGAATCCTGTAAGAACAAATCTGAGCCGTCCTGCGGCTCTTGCAAATGGTACGCAGAGCCTGAGGGTGTATGCGTGAACGACCAGTCAGAACACGTTGCAGACTTCGTGTGGGACGAACACGGATGCAAGGAATGGGAGAAAAGAGAAAATGGGTAACATCATAGATGGGATGATAGTGGTTTTAGTATCTTTCATGGTCGGAACGATTGTATGCGGAATAGTGTTTCTTGTTGAGAATATTGTTATATGGAATGGCTTTTTGCGAGAAATTTCCGGTGAAAAGCAAAAGATTTTCGCAGATGCGGTTCTCCACATCATCATTTTTTCGATTGGTTTTGGGTTCTTGTATGCGATGTACAAAGCGGGAGTGTAAAAATGAGCTATGATATTTCACTGTGCGACCCAGTAACGCACAAACCGCTCAAAGCAGATAGTACGCATTTTATCGCTGGTGGTATGCGCGCTATGGGCGGAACGAAAGAACTGTGGCTCAACGTCACCTATAATTATAGTCACTTCTATTATCGACCGGAAGTGTTTGGGGATGACGGCATCCGCTCCATCTACGGCAAAACAGGCGCAGAGAGCATCCCGATGCTTGAAAAGGCCATCTCCGCACTAGGTGACGATGTAGACGATAGCGACTACTGGAACGCCACAGAAGGCAATGCAAAACGTGCGCTGTACGGACTGTTGGCATTTGCAAAGATGCGGCCTGACGGTGTATGGGACGGAGATTGAAGGGAGAAAGGGCAATGCCGATATATGAAGTTGCATTAGGCATCGTTTTGACAACGATGGTTGGTATATTGTTTGTATCTCCCATTTATATGTTTGAACGATATATCCTTTGGGACACTTTGGATGAATATATTGACAGCACTGTTATCAAGGTTGTTGCTTGTGCGGTTATCAATGTTGCTATTTTCTTAATTGGATGTGTAGTCGTTCTTGTTACTACGGGGTATAAAAATGGCTAACACCATTTGGCATCCAGCAAGCGAACAGCCACGAGAGCGGACGCAGCCTTTGTTGCTTGCGACTAAAACAACGTGGCGTGATAAAGATGGAAAATTGTTGCAAGGAATCTCGCCAACAGCGTACTTTCTAGGCTGTTACGCAGACGGTCAGTTCTGGGACGAGATAGGCGAAAGACTGCCGAAAGATGTGACGGTGACGCATTGGATGCGCATTTATGCGCCGGAGGAATGATATGAGTGAAGAACTTAATGATTTTTTCAAAGCGGTTACGGAAGCAGCTGACAAGCTCTGCAATGAACTTGAAAAATTTGCAAAAGCAGTTAAGCAGTGCAAGACGCAATCAGAATGCTACAATCCGAAAGACAAAAGAAAACCAAAGCACACACGCCCGGTCTACGGCAGAGGAAAGAATCCTTGTGACGGATTCAGGTCAACTATCAGAACGAGAGAGGGATTTAGAAAATGAAAAACTTGTCAAAAAAGCACCTGAAACAGATTTACAGGCGCAGAAACAATTTCACTATGCTGAGCCGGTTCTTCCGCTCTGCACCAAGTAATCGAGATGATTACAGCAAGATGATGGACTGGCGTTGGAGCATGTGTACAAACGTCCACTACATGATTCCGGGTGAGAAAATTAAGAGAAGGAGCAAAAGGACATGAGCATGGACGAAAAGGGTAAAAAAATGGAAGAACTCAAAAGATGCCCGTTCTGCGGCAAGAACGCAGTTTACATTGGTGTGTGTGACGATGAAGGCAACTTTCATGGTCATTTGGGATGCGAGTACGAACAAGACCCGTGGAGCGGGCTTTCTTATGACTTGCATCACGAAGGATGGGGCAAATGTATCCTTTGCACGGATGGAGACAATCAAAGCATGGGTGGCGCACTGTTTGACACGGCAGAGGATGCTGTCGAAGCATGGAACAAACGCTACAAAGAGGATTGAATATGGAGCAGGAACACAAGCCTAGAACATCAATGATTCTTCTGTTGGAACACGTTCATGCGATGGACGAGCTGACAGACGAGGAATTTGGAGCATTCATCCGCAACTACGCACAGTATGTTGAGACTGGACTTGAGCCAGCATACGACAACGATCGTGCTATGCGGATGCTCTGGAAAGTCGTAAAAGCGTTCGATGATATGAACGTGCAGAAGATGGAAGAACGTGATAAGCGTAGACGAGAAGCAAACAAGAAAAATATAAACAAGCGTTGGAACGATGAAAAACACGAAAGCATACCAATGGTATCGCAGGATACGAATGGTATAAATGGTATACCAAACATACCAACTGATACGAATGGTAGATTATCTGTATCTGATTCTGTATCTGAATCTGATAAAAAAGAAAAATGTGAAAAGAAAAATACCAACGAAGTCAAACGCTTCAAGGCACCGACTATCGAGCAAGCCAAAGAATACTTTGCGGACAAGGGTTACATAGAATCAGAAGCAGAGCGGTTCGTTGACCATTTCACGGCGAATGGCTGGAAAGTCGGCAAGTCGCCTATGAAAGACTGGAAAGCTGCTGCACGGAACTGGATGCGTAACGTGAAGGACTGGAACGGTGGCTATCGGCAAACAATGACTGAATTGCCTGAAGAGGGAGACTTTCTGCGGTGAATATTGAAAATCAGACCCAATACATCCTGCTGGGAGCAGTCCTAACGTTCTCGGAATACGCCGATGTGCTACAAGACCTTAAAATCGACGATTTTTGCCCAGAACTGCGTGATACATTCGCTGCCATTCGTGGTTATTGGGAACACAACGACAAATGGAACCCGGTAGAAGTTATGGGGCGGTACGATAACTGCAAGAAAGCAATGGGTGAATGTCTGGATGCCTTCGGTGCAGAGTTCATCTGCAACGTCACCCATGACATGATGCAGGGATGGGCTAGAATCGTCAAGGAACAGGCAGCATTGACCAGAGCCAGAGAGATTGCGCTCAAAATCGTTGATGGTTCGACCAGATACGCAGACCTGACAGGCATCTATGAGCAGCTAGGCGAAGCAATCAACCTGCACAGCGAGAGAAGCGATTTCATCCCGATGTGTGACGGCATAGACAATTACATCCGCAAGCTGGATGATAAGCCGGAGTATATCAGCACAGGGCTTAGAGTGCTGGATAACAACTTGCATCTTGTTCCGGGCAACTTCGTTGTGATCGGCGGCAGACCGTCTGCCGGTAAGACTGCTCTATCCCTGCAACTTGCCTGTGAAATAGCCAAGAACGGACGCAAGGTGGCGTATTTCAGCCTAGAGACAGACCCTGATACCCTCTACGCTCGTATCATCGCAAACCAGCTAGGCGTACCGCTTCACACGGTCAAAAACAAGACCGTCAGCATTGACGAGCTTGACCGACTGGCAGCCATCAAGAAATGTCCGTTGTACGTCCGCTCCGCTGCCGGTAAGGGCGTTGGATGGATTAGAACGCAGTCCATCAGGATGCAGGCAAAAGTGGTGTTCATCGACTATTTGCAGCTTATCCATCAAGCCGGAGCGAAAGACAGATACAGTGCCGTCACGGAAATCAGCATGGCACTGCACGAGTTCGCACAGTCCACAGGAACGCTGGTGATAGCTCTTGCGCAGCTCAATCGAGAGACAGCAAGAACAGGCATTCCACCGACTGCCGCAGACCTGCGAGAATCCGGGCAGATCGAGCAGGACGCAGATGCAATAATCCTGCTGGCACAGAAAGTAAAAACGCAAAAGAGACCAGAAGAGCATTATCACTTTGCGATTGAGAAGAACAAAGAGGGCAACGTAGGGTCTCTGGACATCACGTTTCAGATGGAGACCCAGCAGTTCAAAGAATGCGTGTGGATGTGAGGTGATAACTTGTGGCAGAAAATATAGGATATTTACAATCTGACAGTTCAAAAAACGGAGATGAACAGTATACGCCAAGGTATGCCGTAAGACCTCTCTTAGAATTTATTCCAGACAATAAGATTATTTGGTGTCCGTTTGACAAAGAATGGTCTGCGTTTGTCAGTGTTTTGGAAAACAATGGGAATAAAGTGATTTATAGCCATATTGACTATGGGCAGAACTTTTTTGATTACGAACCTCAAGGAGCGAGAAAAACGTGAAAAACTTGAAAGGGAAGAACGGCTGATTTGTCGAAAAACGATTCCATGCTGGGCTTTCTACGATGAATTTCCTGAATCATGCCCCAAGAAGAAAATCAATCAGAAATAACGCAAAGGAGAAAACAACTATGGCACTTGCCAACATCGAACGTGAAACTATCATCAACTTCAACGCAGCGGAGGATACCGCAGAAGTCTACACGGCAGACCCGGTTTACATTCGCAAGCTGGACAAGCTCTGTGAGCAGTTCCCCGACACATACAAGTTTATGGCGGAGTTGTCTGCCAAGCGGTGCAAGGAATCCAAGACCTATTCGATGCCGAAACGTCTTGTGAAGTTCCGGCCGCCTGTCACTCGTGAGATCAGCGAAGAGCAGCGTGAAGCACTGGCAGAGCGTTTGCGTAAGGCAAGAGAAGCCAAGAATATCTAATCTTAGCTCGTGCAGCTACAAAACTACTGTATCAGAAAGCATGGAATGGTGTCAGGTGGTAAAACTACCCTCTGCGACTATTCCGTGCTTTTTTCTCTTGTTATTTATCAGGGTGAAACGGCAAAGTCTAAATTTTAGAAAGAATCGTCTAATCGCAGGGCTGATTGAGACGAAATGGATACGATTATTGCATACCAAGCGATACGAATCGTACCAGTTGATACGAATGGTATGCGTTGGCATCATGGTATACCAATCTTCCCCCCTTTCTTCCCCCTCTTTCCCCTACAACCCCTATTACCCCCTATAATCCCCCTAACTCCCCCCTCAAACAAATAAATTGTTTGAGGCCCCCACGCCAAAATAGTGCGACAACTGCGACAACTGAAAATGACAACTAAATGTTTCTGAAAAGGTTCTTTCTCCCTACAACCCTCTATCTCCAAAGCTACACCGTTAGCCAGCAGAGCAGACCGTAGGCAAGAACTGGCGTGAGGTTCGGACTGGTGGATGGTTTACGACTATTTCACATGGAGAATTGACTTCATTTTGTAGTCGGCTGAATATGTAGAAATGTTGCATGAACTATTCCTAGTACAATGCTATGGATTAAGCGAGATGCCATAGTGTATTACTGGGAATTAAATCGAGCAGGAGCAGACCAAATCTGATGATACGACTATTTCAGCAGAATAATCCCTAGATAATTACTAGGATATATAAGCGTATATTATAATAAGTACGGTTGGTATACGAATTTGGTGTGACTAGATGAGAATAAAATTGACGGGTGTCTTGACACATATTGATTTTTGGGTGGTCTGATGGCTTAGCGACTATCGCATCTCTCTTTCTCTAAAAGGCAAACGACTATTTCACACAAAAAATACACGACTATTTGACGATGGCTCGCAAGAAAGCGTTATGACTATTACTCTGCGACTATCAGCGGACAGCTCGTTACTATACTATATATAGGACTTTCAAACGTTGGTCGTCTGACGACTTTACGACTATTTCAGAAGCTGTTACGACTATTCCAGCTGGAACGCTGCGACTATTGCTGACCTTTATTGGCTATCGGGCGAAAGCCCGAAAAGAGATACGGCGGTAGCCGTCAATGGTTCCGCGCCGCCGTGCCAGGAAAAAACATAATGCTAGGCTTAATGCCAGGCTAACACACGCCAGGACTCCAGCCGCCGGGCTGGCATGGTCTGCGATGTGCTGCACTGTCTGGCATGGATCCATAACAGGGGCGCACCGCTGCACTCTTATATACCTTATTATAATAGGGCGGCTGTGCTGGCCTGTACAGCGTCCGGCGTGGCGGCGGTATCTGGTATTAGCGCGGGGACTACGCTTGACGGTATGCCCTCCAGCGTGGCACAGGTGGTGTATAGGCGGCTTGTGTATCTTCTGTATTGTGCGCGCTGGAATATGGCAAATCGACGGAAACGCAGCTGTAAACACTTGTAAGCGGCTAACGCGCCGCTTGGTAAAAGAAAAGCCCCGCACCCTCAGCGGGTGCAAGGCAAAAGAAAAGCCCGGCGCGTGGCCGGGCATATATATTAGATTTCGCTGGCTTCAATCGCTGCACAACTCCAGTTTTTTTCGCCGGGGGCGGTGTAGTACAAACAGTAAACATTTGTATACGAATTGTATTGTAAAGTGTATTTATAGCCTTCCTTTTCGTATTTATCAAGCTGGCTTTTAACCATCTTGCGGATGATGCTTTTATAAAAATTTCTATCATGTATGGCCATTGTAAAACCCCCTTTATCTGATGTGTTTTAATCCTGTGATTCTTTTCACCCAGTCATAGCGGGGGTCTTTGTCTGGGTTGTAGATATGAGCCTTGCGCCACTCAGCGCTTTGGATGGCCTCGAAAAAATCGCTGTCGCTCATGCGCTCACATCTTACTTCAAGCTCTGAAAGTCGGGGGCAGTCTTTTTTGTGATGTTCAATGCCGCAACCGTTGGGACTCCAGACAATGCCGTCGCCCGTGTCATATTCATAAATACTTTTAATCATCATGCTTTTTCACTCACTTTCTGGGCCTTGCCCCTTTACTTTAGTATACCATGCTTGCAGCCCTTTAGATAGGACTTTCAAGAAATATTTTTGCCCTTTTGGGCTGGGGCAGGGTTGCTTTACGGTGCAGCCCCGCTAAAGTATCCGATCTGCATTACTTGGACGCTTTAAACAGCGCCGAAAAAAACCAGAAGAAAAACAGGATACAGGAAAATATCATTTTGCAGTCACCTCCCGCCAAACTTCTTTATGTGCCGGAATAGATTTACAGGCGATTACATAGCGGGCCGGGTCAACCATGCGAGATTTTACAAACCGGGCACGCTCTAGCGTGGAGAACGGCCCACAGAAAAACTTGCCATTCGGGAGCGTCAAATAAAAACCGTGATACAACATTTTGGAACCTCCTATTAAACCACGCTAAACCGCTTGTAAACGGTCTTTTTGCTACACTCAGCATAAATATCCGGGTACGCTGCCTGTAAAAGCTTGCTATCAAGTCGGACGCTCTGAACGTCCTTATAGATAGCTTTTGCCGTGCCTTGCGCCATTTCCGGCGCGCCCTGCATCATGGCGATAATGTCCGCTTTAATGCTCTCGTTCATCGCTTCAAGCTCTTCAAGGAGCCGCTTGTTTTCGCGGTACTCGTTCACCTTTTCTTCAAACAACGTCATTTTTTAGCCCTCCATATAATGCGCCGGAAATGCCGCCCCGATATCCTGATAGCTTGTCAAGACGTGTGCAGACCCAGTCAAATAGTCGTGCAGTCCTGCACGCAGAGCGCAAAAGATACTATCAATATCGCACCTTTTGTTTTTTTCTGCATAGTTGCGCTGCCAGTGGTCTATATAGTCCCGGATAGCGGCGTTCTCCTGTTCGCTCCAGTCGATACGGCTACGGCAGTCAGCCCAGTTATAGCGGCAGTCGTTCCAGATGTACCACGCCATATTATAGGCAATTTTTTGTTCAGCTGTGCAGGTGGGTTTGTCTACCCCTCTGATTTTATGATATTTCATCGTTTTGCCCTCCTTAGCTGTTAAGAAATGCAATCATAACCAGCGCACCGGAGATCATGCCGCCAACGTACCAGAGGGCGGCCCACTGGGTTGCATCGAGTACCAGCATATTACTGCACCCCCTTGCAATACAGGCCGTTGGTGCGGCAGATGGTGCGGATACGGTTGCAAGCCTGATACAGCGCACGGGCTTGCACGTCAAGCCACGTTTCGCGGCTGTTGGGGTTGTTCACGCCGCCGTCGGTGCGCTTGAGTTCGGACGGGGTGCAGACACGGGCGGCAATATCGGAATTATAGCAGAGGGAGCAACCGCCGTTGCTGTACTGTTCCCAGCAGCTTGCACCGTTGAGCGCCCACCGCTCAAGCTCTGCACCGTCAAGGGGCAAGCGCTCCATATTGTCCGCGCCCTCCTGCACATCGTCCAACAGGTCGAGGGCGTACAGCGTGACTGCCTTGTTCCATGCGCTACGATCGTGGCGGGCGTTGAGTTCTGTGCGAATGGTATCAGCGAGTGCGGTATAATCGATGGTTCTTTTCATGGTTTTTGTCCTCCTGTTTTGGTTTAGTGTGGTTGTAGTCCATATTTATCTGGACTGATTATATTATATCCATATATATATGGATTGTCAATACTTTCAGCAAAATATATCCATATAAATATGGATAAAATAAAGCGTCCGAAATTGTACACTTTACCGGACGCACTGAGCAGGCAGCCCAGCACCCCGTCACCGTCACGATCTGACCGGGTGCGCTGGGGGCTGGGGTCTCCACCTCTGGGGTATATGGGGCGAGCCAGGGGTGGGGGTGGTCGACATCTCGAGTAGAAAAAATTCAAAAAAGGCGTTTTCCTCGCCTACCCACCCCCTCTTTTCTGCACAAAACACCCCCACCCCTATCGCCAATCTCAAAAATTCCGCCGCAAAAACAAAAAGACCCCTACAAAGGGTCTGTGTTCTGTGCTATACTTGCCTTACAAGCCTTGAAAGGGAGGAATCTGTAAAATGAAAAAGCCGATTTATAAACGCTGGTGGTTTATTCTGCTGGTTATCTTCGTGTTCCTTGCATATCTTGGAAGTTCAACGAGTAGTTCTAGCAGCGTAAAGGAAGGATTTGAGGAAGGCTACAAGGACGCAACGGCATCGTCTAGCAAAGCAACCTCTGAATCCGTTTCGTCCTCTGCTGCGGCATCTGATTCGTCCGTAGCCGATGAAAGCAAAGCGATAAAGTCTTTCTTGAAGCAGAATAAAGAAGTGAACGAAACCTTTGCAAAGAACCTTGCAGACGCACTGGATTCGACTGGTCTTGGCTATACGCTGGATGATATAAACTGGTTTGAACAGACGGATGATTGGGCTGCTGGTAAACGTTACAATGCTCAGGTCGATATGAAGGATTACATTCAGATTGCCACGATTGGCGATGAAATCTATTCCATTAAGAACACCCAGAACAGCGAAACAGATAATTTCATTTATAAGAACGAAAGCCTGAAACCGGACGCTGGCGATATTCCCGATGGGTCTATTCTGCTGACAGACGGCGAACTTGGCGATTACGGAAAAGAAGCGACCACAAAAAGCGGTTATGAGTATGTTCGTTACATCATCCCTGCTGGAAATTATACAGTCGAGAACAAAGCGAAGGAATCTATGATTTTTGTTGTGTCGGATTCTAACTCCGATGATGTAAGCGCAACGCTTCAATTAAAGAGCGCTGACGAGAAAGGTAGCCTGACTGTTAAGAGTGGTTATCATATTGAATTGTCCATGTACTCACAGGTTATCTTAACTCCTGCTAAATAACGCAAAAAGCCAGCGGCTAGATGTTCTCTAACCACTGGCTTTTCTATTGGACTGTTTTACGGAGGACAAAAATGTCCGCCGTGTGAGTTTTTCGGATTTTTCAGAAAAACCTCAATTATCCGTTTCTACGGATGCTTGCATAGAGCAGACGGAAGGTCTCACGGCCTTTCGGCGTTACTCTGGTCTGTACGCCACCGTGCTTGTTCTTCTGGTTGCAGTACTCCTTAACCGCAAACAGGCCGTCACCCTTGCCAGCTTTTGGCAGGATGCCCTTGCTCTTGTCACGGTAGATGTACCCGTCAGAAATGAGCATCTTGATGAACAGTCGTTCAGGAATACGCAGTTCCTTTGCGGTCGAGCGGAAGTTGGTAGATACGTTCCACGCCACGAGGTCGTCAAAGTAGTCTGCCTTTGGTTGCATCTCCTCGTTCTTCTCGCAGAGCTGCTTGTTCTGCATTTGCAACGCTGCACTCTTTTCCTTCTCGGCTTTCATGTTCTGAATCAGACCGATCACGAAGTCCGGGTTGGCAATAGCCGTCTCCAACAGGTTGTCGGTCATGTACATCCCATGCTTGCGGATGGACGGCAAGACTTCGTGAGTGACCCAATGCTTGAACCTCTGTGCGCTTTCCAGCTTGCTACTGAAAATCAGACTGTACAAACCTGATTCGTTGATGACGGTCGGATGCTGTTCTCTACCCATGGGGTCGCAAAACACTACCCCATCTCCCTGACGCTTATCTTGCTCGTCAACGTGCTTTGCAAGAGCGTCTTTCGTGTTGACGTACCCAAGTGCTACCGCAATGTCCTTGCCAACAAACCAAGGGTCATCGTCAATGAGCATGACGCGGATTTCGCCAAACTCGGCGTTGTTGAAGATTTTGATGTTCTCAGACAAAGAAAGTTGCATTAAAAAGCTCCTTTTCACTTGTGAGAGAAGCAATTTTCTGCTATAATAACGGCGAGAGAATGCTTCTCTCAGGGTTTACATGATACGTTCGCTTCTGTCGTCAAACTTCAGCGGACGTATCATTTTTCGTTTTCATTGGTAGAATCCATCGGATGCAGCGTAAAGAATGCTTCACGGAACGCAGCAGAAATGGAAACCCGGTTCTTGATGCAGTATTCCTGCAAGCTAGCAAACTGCCGCTCCGTCACGCTGATGGTAACGGTGTGACCGTAACGCTCTGCGTAAGGACTACTCATACATATTCACCCCCTTTCGTTTTGCTGTGCAATAAGTGTAACTACAAAATATCTGAATGTCAAGGTAAAATACACTAGATATTGTGTTCGCTAGTGTTGACATCAGATTTTGTCGTTCTTATTGGCCGCTCCTGCTTCGTACCCTGCCCGGTAGTTCAGTTCGGACAGCTTACCTAGAGCTTCTGCGTACTCCCTGTCCTCGCTGGTCGGTTCTTTTCCGTGTGCGAGGGTTTTCAGAAATTCTTCGGTTGTCGTGGGAAAGTTCATGTTTTTTCTCCTAACTCTTGCGGAGAGCAGCCCTTTTTGGTATAATAGATTCCGAAAAGGGAGACTGCCCCCTTGGTGGTTGCAGGTTCTCGTTTCGTGATGTGGATAAGCTATCAGCGTAACTTTGGACGGTGGCGCTGGTAGCTTATTTTTTTATACCTTGATAATCTCAACGTATGACGCTACCCACTCGATACCCATGCGGATAACATCGACCTTTGAGATGCCCAATGCCTTTGCGCTGCTCTCCATGCTCGCGATCTGGCTCTCTGTGAGCCGGGTGCTTATCATGTGCAGCTTATCACGTTCCGAGGTTTCTGCTCGTCTTGCCAAGCCTATCACCTCGCTTTCGCTGGAACAAGTATAAAGCGTGAAAATATGCTTGTCAAGACCCAAAGTTTTATGGAAATGAAGTTTGGAAGAATTACTCCTTATTATAGAAAATTTTCTACCTGATTGTGATTAACTAAGTAAACAACCTTATACTACTCTAGTATGTATAAATACATACTAGAGTATATTTATATATAATATAAGCGCAAGCAAAGAAAGTCCAGAAATATCTTGACATCCAGAAATATCTTGATATAATAGAATCAAGAAAGGATGGCGAAGAAAAATGACGGCAAGTGAAGCGATAAAGGAAATTTTGAAATTGAAGGAATTGAACCAAGCGAAGTTAAGTGATATGCTTGACATTCCGCTTAAAACCTTGAATGAACGTCTAAGGCACAAAAACATTAGTGTCAACAAGCTGGATGAAACACTAAGGGTTATGGGATACAAGATTATGGTAGTCCCTCGTGAGACAAAAGTCGAAAATGGGTTTGACATCAAGTGATGGGTGAAAAAAATGCGTTACTTCTTAGCTAGAGTGTCTAGTAAGGAGCAAAGCCTTGCAAGACAGCTTAAAATCGCACGAGATCGGTTCGACATCCCGGACGAGAATGTATTTTGTGATAAAATGACAGGCAGCAGTTTTGATCGTCCGCAATATAAACGATTGAAAGAGACTGTTAAGGCTGGGGACGAGGTTATTGTTAAGGAATTTGACCGATTCGGGCGTGACAAAGACGAGATGAAGCGAGAACTTCAGTGGTTCAAAGAAAAAGGTGTGATTGTTCGCATCCTTGACATTCCAACTACGCTGATTGACTTCCAAGACCAGACATGGGTGCTGGAAATGGTGAACAACATCCTTATTGAAGTTTTGGGCGCAGTAGCTGAACAGGAGCGCAAGAAAACCAAGCAGCGTCAGGCAGAGGGTATAGCTGCCATGCCTATTGTTGATGGCAAGAGAGTGTCTGCGAGAACAGGCCGTAGCTTCGGCAGACAGGAAAAGCAAGTTGACGAGCAGCAGTTTGAAAGCCTATTAAAACAACAGAAAAAAGGCGAAATCACTGTAAAAGAGTGTTGCAAGCAGCTTGGTATTGGAAAATCTACTTGGTATGAGCGTGTCGAAAGATACGTAAATAAAAATAGCGGCAGCCCAACCACAAGCCACCGCTAAGAGTACACCAACTTCATCAAAACAGGAAAAAGAATGGTGCAACCATAGTATACCATTCTTTCTTCTAATAAACAAGGAAAAATAAAAATAAAAAAGCGGCGGCTCACCACAGGCCGCTGCTACAAACAAGAACCACCAATCCCTCAACAGGATGATAGTACATGAGTATTATACCATTTCTTTTGGGGGAACACAACACCAAAGGAGAATGAATATGGCGAATAGTTATTGTAAATCGGAGGCAATCAATAATTTCATGGACAACGTGACAGCTACTGTTACAGAATACATTCTTGAGATCGGTATGGAAGAAACCGTAAAGAAGTTAGTTGATAGCAACGCACCGCTAGATATTTTCCCACATATTACGGCTTACGCAAAGGAACACGGATTTATCTAACCCGCCAGACATGGTATCGGATTGCTGAACAGAGAAAGGCTGGATAAAATGACAGAGATGGATAAGTTGGACGCTATGCTTACAGAGCGTGGCATTGAACACACATACGGTCGCAGATTCCCCGAAATGGATGAATTGGTATCGAAAGAGCCTGATTTATTTAAAGACCAAGACTGGGGAACGCAGATTGTGGTCTATGATGGCGAAATGCGAGCATGGGATGCTATCTGCGGATATGGTTCATATGGCTATGAACAAGGCTTGATTGAAGTGATGGGCTCTGTAACGGACAAAGATGTGGAAGGATTCCTTACAGCAGATGAAGTCATTAAAAGGCTGAAAATCAGTTGACATTGTTCGCAACCTAGAATAAAACCGAATGAGAAAGGAATAAAGCATGAAACCCGTAAAATTGTCAGAACAAAGTTTGAAACTCATTGAAACGCTGTGCGATTACACCGACAAGCCCGATATTCTCAATGCCATCGCAGACGCTTTGTACTATGATGCAAACGAGTTGAAACGCAGGCTCGACCAGCTTGCGGAAGAGGTCAAATGAATCGCTCATTCCATCCGTTAAAACGAATTTTAGCAAATAATTTTCCGAAAACAGCATTATAAAACCGAATATTTGATTTTTGTGCAGTTGTAGGCACTCTTTACATTTTCAGGTATGGGGTGCCTATTTTTTATGCAGCCAAAGCAGTGTATCGCCATCATTGACAGCATCAAAGCGTATGCAAAGCAGAATCCGACAGAAGCACAGGTCTATGAGGACTGGTTTCAAGCGGTCGTGAATCTTAGAGATGCTCTGCCGCAAGACAAGCGGTTCGATGCCTACAAATACTCTGGTGGGCTACGCTCCGTCTGCGCAGCCGTGATGGGCAAGATGAAAACAAGCGAGGACGTGGCAAAGGTCTATGACATTATCAGCCGAACGTACCTGTTTGAAGCAAAGGATGTATTCGACAGCTATTGCATCTACCTTGAATGGAATCGTGCGCCGGAGAAGAAGTTCTATCAGCCGAGACGCAGGGTTCTGAAAGTGCTGGCAGATGACCTTGAGGACTTGTTTTATAAGCGGATTGACTTCTTGGGAGTTAGTCTACCTGCTCGCGTGGGTAAGAGTACGCTGTGCATTTTCTTCATCACATGGCTTATGGGCAACCGCCCGGACGTTGCATCGGTCATGAGCGGACATTCCGACAAGCTGACCAACGGTTTCTACGGCGAAGTGCTGTCTATCATCACAGACCCCGTTACCTATAACTGGGGCAAAATCTTTCCGGACGTTCAGCTTGTAGATAAGAGCGCAAAAGACGAAAGCGTTGACCTGAACCGTAAAAAGCGATTCCCAACCTTAACTTGCCGCTCCATTGGCGGTACGCTGACCGGCGCTGTTGAAATCGGCGAGGGCGGCGTTCTGTACAGCGATGACTTGATTGAGGACTTGGAGGAAAGCCTGAATGTTGAGCGTCTGAACAACAAGTACGATGCCTATCTGAACCAGCTAAAAGACCGCAAAAAGCAGGGTGCATTAGAGTTGATGGTCGGCACGCGCTGGAACGTGCTTGACCCTTTGGGGCGCATCCAAAGCCAGTACGCAGACAACCCAAAGTACAGATTCCGGGTGATTCCCGCTGTGGACGAGAACGGACACAGCAACTTCAATTATGACTATGGCGTTGGATTTGACGATGCCTACTATGCCGACATGAAAGCCAGCATTGACGATGCAACATGGTGGGCAAAGTACATGGGTAAGCCTTATGTGCGTGAAGGCTTGCTGTTCCCTGCCGATGAACTGCGGTATTTCAATGGCGTTCTGCCCGATGGAGAGCCTGATCGCAAGCTCATGGTCATGGATATTGCATGGGGTGGCGGGGACTTCACCGCCTGTCCTATCGCTTATGTGTACGGCGATGCTGTGTTCATCCCTGACCTTGTGTTCAATAACGGCGATAAGACCGTGACCCGCCCGGAAGTCGTGGGCAAAATCATCCAGCACAAAATCAATGTGGTGCGTGGCGAAGCCAACAACGGTGGCGATGAATACTGTGACGTAGTGGATAGCCAGCTCCGGCAGCAGGGCTATCACTGCTCTGTTCGCAGCCAACGTGCGCCCAGCGGTCAAAGCAAGCTGTCCAGAATCATCCAGTATGCGCCGGACATTAAACGGTTCTACTTCCTTGACGAGAAACACCAGTCGAAAGAGTACAAAGCGTTCATGGAGCAGGTGACGATGTTCACGCAGCTTGGCAAAGTTCCGCACGATGATGCACCGGATAGTCTGGCACAGCTTGCCGATGAATTGTATAACGGGATCAGTAAAATTGAGCCTGTCAAGAGGCCATTTTGATTAAAAACACAATATATTGTGTTCGCTGGGTCTATTTATTTGATTTTACCACTTGACAACGCTTATAATGTACACAGGAAGTTTTGCAGCTTCCTCTAAGGAATAGCCCGGCGCAGCGAGGTTTTGTCATTTTTACTCGCTTGCGTGTCAACGAGCATATTCCTCCTTTCACCGGTGGAGGTTTTCTCACTCTTTCACCTTCACCGGGCTTTATATGTTGCGTTTCCAATTGTTTGGGGAATTCCAGCCTGTCTCCCCCACGGCTGGCAAGCAACGGTTCGATTCCGTTACGCAGCACAATCAACTACCTAGCTTTGCATGGACTTATTCTCCAAAACCTCCACCGCTATTCCCGGCTCTCGATGTAATGTTTAGGCATGACATTGCAAAGAGCAGTGGTTAACCAATCAAGCCGGGTTCCTATGTTGCATTAGCTCAGTATGGCTAGAGCATCCGGCTCATAACCGGACATACATTGGTTCAAATCCATTATGCAGCACCAAAATTGTAGCGCAACATCTGTCCGACAGCAGAATGAAGCAGCTGCAATGGTTTCTCTAGGCGGAGAATAGCACGACCGGAAGTGCGAACAGTTTCCCGGTAGCTTCTGACAGGTCTGTGCTCAACAGCCTGTTTCCAGAAATCCAACGAAAGGATCGCTTATGCTAGTTAGAATCTGTTGCCCTTGTATCCGGCAGAATCCAATCTATAAGAACGTCCGCTGCAACCGCTATCTTGGCGAAGTAGACGGACGATACCATTTCAAGTGCGACAGATGCAAGGGCGTTATCGAAGGAGACACAAGGGAAGGATGGGTGAAAATCATCCATCCACCGGAAAAGTAAATAGCTTTTGAAGCGCAGTTTTGGCGCAGTGAGATAGACCTTAACAGGTTTGTCTTGCTGCGCTTTTTATTTTGCCGGAAAGGAGGAACGCATGGCTGAGTATCAGATGGTTGTTGGCGGCTTTCTGAATGAGCCGCTAACCGGACGCAGACCGATTGAAACGCCGGAGACGGAAATCAATCGGGCAAACGTGCTGAAAGTGGTCATGGGCAAGGCAGAGCCTATTCATCTACTGAACAAGAATGAGATTCGCTTCTTGCACAATTACTACTTGGGCAGTCAGCCTGTCCTCCTCCGCACGAAGGAATACCACTCTGAAATCACCAATCGCATTGTAGAGAACCACGCCAACGAGTGCGTGGGCTTCTACACGGGCTATATGAGCGGTACGCCGTGCTCTTATGTGCGGTCTGAAACGGCAACTGGTGACGGTGAGGAAATCGCCCGGCTGTCTAACGCCTTGCAGTATGAGGGCAAAGACGCGCTTGATCGGCGGCTCTGGCAGTGGATGTTGGAGTGCGGACAGGGATACCGTATCGTTCTTCCTGACAAGGGGTACAACGGCAACTACCCGGACGAAACACCCCTGCTGGTGGATGTTCCCGACCCGGACATGGCGTATGTGATTTACAACTCCGGCATCGGGCATAAGCCTATCGCCAACGTGCTACACATCCCACGCAATTATCAGACCGACTTGAACGACTTGATTTGCGTGTACACGCCAAACCAGTATTTTGAAATCGACAACGGAAAGGTCACAAAATCAGAGAACCATTCTCTTGGAATGTTGCCGATGGTCGAATACAAGCTCAACCCGGAGCGCATGGGTCTGTTTGAACCGGCCATCCCTGTTCTGGATGCCATCAACGACCTAGAAAGCAATCGTCTGGACGGCGTAGCGCAGTTCATCCAGTCCATTATGGTGTTTACCAACTGCCTTGTGGATGATAACGCGCTGAAACAGGTCAAAGAACTTGGGGCAATGTGCTTGAAATCTACAACCAGCTTGCCCGCATCTGTTTCGCAGATTGCAAACGAGCTTGACCAGCAGCAGAGCCAGACATTGCTTGATTCCATGTTGAACGTGTACCGCAGCCTGACTGCCATGCCCAGTGCTACTGGCAGTGAAAACGCAACGTCTGACAACGTTGGCGCAGTCATCGTCCGCAACGGCTGGAATCACACAGAAGCAAGGGCGCAGCAGTATGAGAATATGTTCAAGTTCTCGGAACGCCAAAGCCTTTCTGTGATGCTGAAAATCCTGCGTGACACGGCTGGTTCTAAGCTGATGGCAAGTGACATCAACATCAAGCTGCCACGCCGCCAGTACGATAACCAGCAGAGCAAAGTTCAGATTTTTGCACAGATGCTCGGCCAGCCCATCGACCCGCAGCTGGCGTTTACTACGCCCGGTCTGTTCCCTGACCCGCAGGCTGCTTACGAAATGAGCAAGCCCTTCCTGATTGCCGCTGGCAAGCTGGGCGAGGATGGGAAAGCGCCGAAGCCGCAAGAGAAGCCTGTAGACCATATTGTTGACGCTAACAAAATGTTGAACGAACAGGCAGACGAAAAGAACGGAGGGGAAAAATGAATTTTGCAAGTGCTTTGTTTTCTCTTAAACGAGGTCGTAAAATCAAGCGTCATCATTGGACTGGTTATTGGTGCTTGGGGACTAAAGACTCTAAAAAGCCTTATGTCGAAATGCACTGTTACGATGGCAAGATTGTAAATCTTGTTGATTCGGAAGATATTTTGTACACCATGGAAAATATGGCATGTGACGATTGGGAAATCGTTGATGAATGGAAGTAAAGGTTTTTGCCTTTTCATATTCCGACAGGGAAGCCGGGATACAAATTTCGCAGCGTTGCAGGGAAGCAACGGTAAAAAAACGCAGGAGGAAATTAACAATATGAACTACAAAGCGTTACTTGGTGATGCCTACAAAGAGGGTATGACCGCCGATGAAATCATTTCTGCGCTGGAAAAGGTTGCAGACCCTAACGCAGAGATCGAGAAGCTACGCAACGCCGTAACGAAAGCCAACGGTGAGGCTGCCGAGTACAAGAAGCAGCTCAAAGCAAAGCGTACCGATGACGAGAACGCCGCACAGGAACAGGCTGACAAGCTGGCAGAGATGCAGAAGCAGATTGAAGCCTTGACTGCCGACAAGGAGAACCTCGTCAAGGAAAAGACCCTTGCATCTTACCGTGAGAAGTTCGTTGCACAGGGTTATGACGCTGAATTGGCTGGCAAGGCTGCATCTGCACTGGCTGACGGCGACATGGACAAGGTGTTTAAGTTCCAGTCGGAGTTTATGACCGCTCACGACACCGCATACAAGGCTTCTCTGCTGAAGGATATGCCCACACCTCCGGGTGCGGATGGCAATGGTAACAGCGCAGATAGCGCAGGTGTCGCCTTTGCTAAGAGCCTTGCACAGCAAAACGCAAATACTTCTAAGGCATCGAGTGACGCAATGAGTGCTTTCCATTAATAAGGAGGAAAACATGAAGTTTACCCGAAACACGGTCAATGGAATCAACGATACCATCCTTGCTTCCAATGACTACACCGCCATTCCCTTTACCGTGACCGAAACTGCTGCGGTTAAGGCTGGCTATCCCATGACTAAAGCGGGCAAGAAGGCGACTTCCGCCACCGCAGACGGCATTCTGCTGTATGACGTTGACCCGGCAGAGAACCCCAATGCTTCCCTGCTGATTCGTGGCGTTATCGACACCAAGAAGGCCGCTGCAAGCTCCGGCTTTACCTATGATTCTGATGCGATCACTGCGCTTAAGACCGCCATTCCTGGCATCTTCTGCCGTGACAACATCAGCGTGGACGCTTGATAGGAGGTAAAACAACATGGCACTGAATCTTAAGGAAGTCTTTGCCCCGGCTGCGATTGCCGCCTATTGGACGAATGACCCCACCAACGCGATGCCGTTCGCATCTGACGCACTGTTCCCCGCTAAGAAGAAGGCCGGTCTCGACCTGAAGTGGCTACGTGGCCACAAGGGCGTTGGCGTTTCTCTGATGCCCAGCGCATTTGACGCAAAGGCTACGTTCCGCACCCGTGAGGGCTTCAAGTTCGATGAGACCGAGATGCCGTTCTTCCGTGAGGGCTACCATCTGGGCGAGAAAGACCGTCAGGAAATCCTGCGTGTTCTGGACAGTAACGACCCCTACGCTCGTGACGTGATGAACCGCCTGTACGATGACACCGCCCAGCTTATCACCGGCGCACGCATTGTGCCTGAGCGCATGATCTGGCAGCTTCTGGCTCCTACCAGTGGCATTCCCGGCATTACTATCAAGGCAAATGGCGTGAACTACACTTACAACTACGACCCGGACGGCGGTTGGAAGGCTACCAACTTCAAGGACATCAGTGGTGTTGCCAAGTCCAAATGGTCTGCCGCAACTGCCACCCCCATTGCTGACCTGAACGCCGCAAAGGACGCTGTTCTGGCAAGCGTGGGCGAGGTTGTGACTGAGGTGTACATGAATACCGCAACCTTCCGCAACATGATCGCTGCGGACGAGGTAAAGAATCGGTTTATGACCGTCACCGCAAAGGCAAACGCCGTTCTGCTGGATGCCGAAGCACGGCAGATTATCGAGTCTGCAACCGGTCTGACCATCCATCTGTACGACAAGATGTTCAAGGCAGACCAGTACAGCGCAAGCGAAAAGTACCTGCCTGATGGCATGGTGGTGGTTGCTCCTTCTGGCGCTCTGGGCAGCACTTGGTACGGCACTACTCCTGAGGAAGCCGACCTGCTGTCTGGCCAGTCTGGTGCATCCGTGTCCATCGTGAACACCGGCGTTGCCATCACCACAGAGCTGACCGTTCACCCGGTCAACGCCAACGTCTATGCTTCTGAAATCGTCCTGCCGTCCTTTGAGCGCATGGACGCTGTGTACTGCATCAAGGCTTACTAAGGCGAAAGGAGGAAAGCAGCATGGGAGATCAGTATTCCGAAGCGGCAGTCAAGCTGGGGCAGTACATTGCCCCTGCACTTGGCCGTGAAGTCACGGACGAGGACTACCCACTCTTCGACCTGCTGCTTGATTTCGCCAAAGACAAGATATTTGCACAGGGCTACCCCTTCGGCAACAGACCGGACGAGCTGCCCTTGCAGTATCAGTCGTTGCAGATACGCATTGCAGCGGAACTGTACAACCACATCGGCGCAAACGGACAGACGAGCTATACCAACAATGGCATTACTCGTGTGTGGGAAAGTTCCGATGTGGCACAGTCCCTGCTGAATGAAGTGGTTCCGAGAGTAGGTGTTATTGCCTGATGTTCAATGGTAGCCCGCTTGATAAACGTCCGCTGTGGTATTCAAACCCGGTTGGCGAGAAAACGCCTGTCGTGGACGAGTGGGGAAACGAGACTGGCGAATCCACATACGAATCGTGGAGCGAACCCGCAAAGCTGATGCTGAACGTCAGCCCCCCTACTGGTTCTGCGGAAGCAAACCCTTTCGGCGCGTTCACGGATTACAACTACGTTGTCAGCTCGTCCAGCAAAAAGCGCAACATACCGCTTTATGAAGGCACGCACGTCTGGTTTCAGACAGACGTTTCAAAGCCCTTCAATTACATTGTGGTCAAGGTCGCAGAGCATATCACGGATACGAAGTATGCGCTGAAAGAGGTGGCTGCAAGTGAAAATTAAAGTGAGGTTGAGCGATGCCGGACTTCGTGATGCGGAACGTCAGATACAGGAATACAAAACCACCCTGAACAAAAAGGCTAAAGCACTTGCTTTTCGCCTTTCGTGGCTAGGTCTTGAAGTCGCAAAGATACGTTTTGCCAATGCGAAATACTCCGGCTCCAACGATGTGAAGTGCCACATCAATCAGAAAGATAACACCTGCACCATCGTTGCCGAAGGCGAGGCAGTTGCCTTTATCGAGTTTGGCACTGGCGTAGCACATTCTGCTTATGGCGGCGAGCTTCCTGCTGGTGTTGGAGAACACGGCACTTACGGAAAAGGGAACGGCAAGCGTGACCATTGGAGTTACTACGGCGACCCCGGCAATGATGCCAACACCGTGATGTACAAAGACAAAGGAACACTGGTCATAACAAGCGGCAACGAGCCAGCTATGGCTATGTGGGGGGCTGTTGAGGAAATGGCTTCTCAAGTCGAAGCAACGTGGAGGGAGGTTTGGAATAGTTGATTGATTATTTCAATTCCATCTTCACGGCTGTTGCGACCGAACTTCGGAAGCAGGTTCCCGGCATCTTTGTTACTGGTGAAATCAACGACAGCAACGTCAAAAAGTTTCCGTGTGTGCAGATAGAGGAAAACAGCAACCTCCCGGTTCATCGGGATTCTGCCAGTCACAGCAAGTATGCTTCCGTTTCTCTGCGTGTGCGTGTCTATTCCAACAAAACCAGCGGACGCATTGCAGAAGCCCGCTCCATTGTTAGCATCGTGGATTCTGTATTGGAACCGCTCAATTTCTATCGAAAATCGTTTGCCCCGTTGAATGGGCTGTACAACAATTCCGTCTATCGGATTGATTGCAGCTATGGGGCAACAATCGGAGAGGACGGAATGATTTACCGAAAATAAGGAGGTAAACATTCTATGAGTACTGCTATCTCCGGCCTGAATACCACCCTGTATTGTGGCGACAGCGCAACCACTTTGACGAAGCTGTGCGACATCAAGGATGTGCCCGACCTGATCTCTGAGCCGAACCTTCTGGATGCCACCACTCTGTCTGACCCCATGCAGGTCAACATCTTTGGCATTATCCAGTCTGATACCAAGTCCTTTACTGCCAACTACAACAAGACTGACTACAAGAAAGTCAAGGAAGCTGGCTACGATGAGACTTCCGAGAGCAATACCGTGAAGTATTATGCCCTGAAGATGCAGGACGGCTCCGGCTTCACTTGGCAGGGTATGCATCAGGTTGGCTTGTCCGGCTTCGGCGTGGACGAGGTTGTGGAAATGACCATCAACTGCATCTTCACCAAGAAGCCTGAGTTCAGCGAGACCCTGACTGTCAATGGCGGCTAAACCGCAAAAATCGAATCAATCAAACCGGGCAGAACTGAACATCGGATTTGGTTCTGCCCCTATTTATAAAGGAGAGCATTTATTATGGCTGCTAAGGTTATCAACTTTCATTCCCCCGATGGTAAGAACACTTACGAGCTGACCTTCACCCGTGACAGCGTGGAAGCTGCTGAGCGTGCAGGTTTTCAGATTGGTCAGTACACTCAGATGACCAATCTGCTGTCCAACTCTCGTGCCCTGTTCTACGGCGCTTTCATTGCTCGGAACAAGGGCATCAGGCGCAAGGTCACTGACGAGATGTTCCAGCACATCGAGGAGAAGGAAGAGCTGATGAGCGCTTTGCTTGAGATGTTCATGGACGCTTCCAAGTCTCTGCTGGCAACTGACACTGAGGACAAGACCGCAAAAAACGCAACGTGGGAGATTGTGTAACCTCACAATCTCAGGAATCAGACGGAGAGGGGGAACCGTTCTCTTTCTCCAAGCTGTTCCACGATGTAGAAGCCTATTACATCTCCATCGGCATGACCTACGACCAGTTCTGGTACGGCGATGTCTGGCTGGCTAAGGTATACCGCGACGCAGAGGAGCTGCGAGAACGCAGAGCCAACACAGAAGCGTGGAGAAATGGCTTTTACATGGCATCTGCGCTTTCCTCTACGGTTGGCAATATGTTCCGAAAGAAAGGGTCTAGCCCCATCAAGTACATGGATAGACCGATTCCCCTTACCCAAAAGGAGAAAGACGAGTATGAATACCAACGCGCAGTTGAGGCGCAGGAGCGAATCAAGAGAATGATGTTCTCTATGATGGAAAGTGATGGTGGTAGTGATGGCTGATGTTGATATTACAAGCTTATCCGTAGAAATCTCTGCGGAATCGCAGGGCGCAGAGCTTAATATCGACAAGCTCGCTACCGCCATTTCTAATTTGCGGACGAAAGGCAACGTGGCAAAGGTTTGCAGTAGTCTTGATAAGTTATCTGCTTCTATTTCCGCTCTTAAATCCGCATCTACTGGGCTGGACGGTCTTAGCAAAATCATGTCTTTTATGAACGGTCTTGCTAATGTAGACCTTACTCAAAGCGCAAAAGGCATCCGCTCTGTTGCTAATGCTTTGAACAAAATTTCGTCCGTCAATCTTGGAAACATGGATTTTTCAGGACTTGGCAGCAAGATGAACAGCTTGAAGAACGGCCTTTCCCCTATTTCTTCTATTAGCGATTCTTCCATTAAGAGTTTGCGTGGCGTAAGCAGTGCAATCAATTCCATTGCTAAAATCCCAAACATTACAAAGAAGCTGGACTCTAAAACGCTTGATGATTTTGCGGAAGTTTGTAAGAAAGTGGCATCCGCTATTTCTCCACTCGCTTCCAAGCTGGACAAGGTGGGGCGCTCTTTTTCTTCACTTCCATCTAAAATTAAAAGTGCTGTCAATTCTACAACCCGCTTTTCTTCGGCAAACCAGAAAGCAAGTACTAGCCTTTCAAGCTTGGCAAGCCAGTTAGAAACCATCAAGAAACGTGCAGCACAGCTAGTTTCTCTGAAAGCTATCGCCACTTATCTTGCCAATGCCGTTACTAAGTTCAATGACTTTTATGAAGCAACAGACTTGTTCAATAACGCAATGGGCGAGTTAAGCGGTCAAGCAACAGAGCTTATCAATAAGATGGAGTCTCTGCTTGGCATCGACCCGACAGAAGCAATGACAAACATTGCCACGATCCAAAGCCTTGCAACTTCGTTCGGTCTGGCAAGCGATAAAGCGTATATCTTATCCAAGAACCTGACCCAACTTGCCTATGACGAATCGTCCTATTGGAATAAAGATACTGCTACTACCTTTACTGCAATTGCTTCTGCTATCTCTGGAGAACTTGAGCCTATTCGCCGTTTGGGCGTTGATCTGTCTCAGGCACGGTTACAGCAGGAACTTCTTGCTTTGGGATTTAACAAACAGGTTTCTAGCTTGTCTCAGGCAGATAAAGCAGTTCTGCGTTACATTGCCATTATGAAGCAGACTGCCAATGTGCAGGGCAACCTTGCACAGACCATTAGTAGCCCCGCCAATATGGTACGCATTTTGAAGTCTGAAATTTCGCAGCTTGCAAAGGCTGTTGGCCAGCTTCTTTATCCCGCGTTTAAGGCGATTCTCCCCGTTCTGATTGCAGCAGTTGACCTTATCAAAGAATTTGTGGTCTCTCTTGCATCTGTGTTCGGACAGAAAATTGAATTTACCGATTTTAGCAAGACACAGAAAGATATTGGTGGCGTGGCCAACGCTATGAATGATACCGCCGATGCTACAAAAGCGGCAGCAAAAGCGGCCAAAGACTATACGATGGGTTTTGATGAACTAAACATCATTGACCCTTCGCAAAACTCCGGCTCGTCCGGCTCCGGCAACGCCGCTACTGGTAATCTGCTCGGTGATGTTGACCTCTCCCAGTATGATATGTTCAAAGATTATGCCGGAAGCGCTGTTGATGAGATTAAGGCAAAATTAAAATCTCTCGATTCTTTCCAAATCGGAACCCAAATCGGTGAACAGTTGAATAAACTTATGGGCATGATTTATGATGCCATCCATTCTGTTGATTGGGTCTCGCTTGGAGCGGTTTTTGCAGATGGCGTTAACGGGCTCGTAGATTCTGTAGACTGGGATTTATTTGGCCGATTACTTGCAGACAGATTTATTATCGAGTTTGAGCTTCTTGGCGGTTTTCTGTCTCAGCTTGACTGGACATCTGTGCTTAACGCCTTTGTTGATGGCTTTTCTGGATTTTTTCACGAACTTTCAGATTGGATAGCAACAGTAGATTGGACTGGTGTTGGGAAGCAATTAACTGATAAGCTTTCCGATGCTCTTCAAAATGTTGAAATTGAAAAGCTTGCAAGAGTTTTTTTCAATTTCATTACTGACAGCATTAACGCTGTTTCTGATTTCTTGGCCGGTACAGACTCTTACCAGCTCGGTCAAGACCTCGTTGACTTTGCTATTAGAGCTGTTACTTCTGTAGATTGGGCCGGGTTGGCTCAAGCCATCGGTCGTTTCTTTGGCGAAGCGTTCATTGAAGCGCTCGACTTCATGGGCGGTCTGGTTTCTCGAATTGCCGATTATTTTGAAAAAAAAGTAGCAGAGGGACCGTTCGATAATGTTGGCTTGAATATCGTCTACGGTATTTATTACGGCATTCAAGACGCAATCACGAATGTTGCTTCTTGGATTGTTGAAAATGTGTTCAATCCATTTATCAATGGATTTAAGTCTGCCTTTGGAATTAATTCCCCGTCTACTGTAATGGCCGAACAGGGCGGATACATTATCGCCGGATTGAAGAAAGGTATTACTGATGCTATCTCTAGCGTAACTGAAACTGCGAAGAAAATTCTTTCTGCGATCAAGAGCGCATTTGACAATTTTAGCCTTTTTGATATTGGCAAGAACCTGATTCAGGGTCTTATTGATGGCGTAAACAATATGATTGAAACAGCTAAAAATGCTGTCGCAAATGTTGGAACCGCAGTTATCGACAAGGTTAAGAACGTCCTTGGCATCCACTCCCCTTCTACTGTGTTTGCGGAGATTGGCGGTTACATCGCCCAAGGCCTTGCAAACGGTATCACCGCCGCTCAAGGTTACGTTGATGCAGCCATGCAAGGGGTCATCAATAGCGTGACGAATGCTGGAAACCAGTTCATCGAACAGGGCAAGCAGACTGGCATTGGTTTTGTGAGCAACCTTGACCAGACTCTCACCAGCACTTGGCAGCAGCTCGACACCAACTTGCAAAATGATTTTTTGGGCACCATTCAGAACCTTTGGGAAGCCGCTCAAAGTGGCGATGTGAAGACCATTGGCACGACGATTGCTGCCGTTTTGTGGCACGCAATGGGCGAAGAGCAGCGCACTCAGATCAAGACCATCGCAACTAACATGATTACTGACTTGAGCACGCAGCTGACGAATGCGTTGTCTACTCTGTCCGCGCAGGCGTATCAGATTGGCGGCGAGTTACTGAATGGCATCACTTCAAAGTTCGGCGAGATTGTATCTACTTCCAAGCGTCTCGGAAATTCTTTGAAGCAGACGTTTACTGCAATTCAAGGCCCAATGAGTTCCACCGCAAAAACGATTAGCGGGCTGCTCTCTAAGGGATTGGCAAGTGCATTCCCGTCTATTTATGCATCCATGGGCACGTTGATTGGAACCATTGGCGCATCGTTCGTGGCAATGCTTAATGCCATCGGCGCGGCTCTGTCCGCCACCATTTTCGGCATTCCCGCTGGCCTGATTGCTTTAGGCGCTGCGGCAGTTTTGGCTGCTTCTATCGCTGGAATCGTTGGCGGTATGGGCGGTAAAAGAAGTTCTTCCGGCAGCTCCTATGGTTCCACTGGTTACGATGAATCCGACCTGGGACAGATTGATTACAGCAATGTTCCTGGCACATCTCAGTACAACGATGTGAACAGTGGTGTGCAGAGCAGCTATGCAGCCAGTACCACACAGATTAGCGCTGAAGAAATCCGTGAAGCTGTTTACAATGGCGCTTATAACGCTCTTCTTGATTACAAGCAGCGTTACGATCAGGGAGATAAAGACAACATTCTCAAAGTATATCTTGACGGCAAGCAACTTACTGCAACCGTCGAAAAACGTAAAAACGAACGCGGCCGCTCTATTATGGGCACTGAAGCTTATAGCTATTAAGGAGGTGAACCGCTTTGGCGATTCCAGCACTCATTACGATTGATGGCCGAGAAATGCCGGAGCCGTCCTCTTATGAAGCGACGACCAGTACTATTGTGGATTCTGGCCGTAACGTTCAGGGCAAGGTGGTTGGCTCCGTTGTTCGGCATGATGTAGCGAAAATTTCAGTAAAATGGAACTATCTTACTGCTGAACAATGGGCCGCCGCCATTGGCCCCTTTACAAGTAAGTTTTATTGTTCTGTCCGATTCTTGAATCAGACAACGAATGCGTATGAAACAAGGCAAATGTACGTTTCTGACCGAACGGCTGGTATGTGGCGAAGAAGCCCAACAACAGGCAGGGTTATGGGATGGACTGGATGCGCACTAGCACTTGTGGAGGTTTGACGTATGGAACATCCGTCTCAAGCGTGGCTTGATAAATTTAACGACACATTAGTACCAGAAGAATTTATTGAGATTTCCTACGACAGCATTCTTTCCGGTCTTCAAGAATCGGCTTCTCCTTATTCTGCTAAAAACACAGAACAGCTTATTTTTAGCAATGCTGAAAATTTAACCAAAGAAAAAGATAGGCCACTTGTTAAATATGCTACTGGAGAGTTAAATCTTCATGTTTTGGATGGAAGCTTCACCTTGCCTCCAAGTAGTGAGCCTTACAAAGATGGTGGGCTCATTAGCTATGGGATTGTTTCTGACGGCAACTATCCTGTGATTTCTTTTGAGTTTCCTAAAAACACTCATAAAGCTTTTCAGCCCGGGATTACAATTGTTTGGTCTAACAGTCTTGACGAATATGCAACTGATTTTATCGTAAGAGCATTCGGAAAAGACGAGGAATCAGATGATTGGGGCGGAAGCTCTTACACAGTAGCAAATGTTCAAGGGAATAAAGATGTCTATTGTGAAATACCGGCAAACTTTACTCTTAATCCTGATGAACTTTGGAGATTTGACATAACGGTAAAAAAATGGAGCATTCCTAATCGCAGGGCCCGAGTTGAATGGATATTCTTTGGTTTCAGAAAAGTCTACGATAAAAAAGATATTGTTTCGTATACCCACACTTCAAGCCGTGACCCGATCAGTGGGCAGCTTTCTAAAGACAGTATCGAGTTCTCTTTAGACAACAGCGACAAGAAGTGGGATGCAGTCAATCCGAAAGGCGTGTACAAATATCTTTATGAACGTCAGCCTGTCAATGTCCGGTATGGAATGGAAGTTGACGGGGAGATTCAATGGATTAACGGCGGCAAGTATTTCCTGTCCGAGTGGAGCGCGCCATCTAATGGTCTTGAGGCTTCTTTTGTGGCCCGTGACGCATTTGAATTTTTAATGACTTCCAACTATACCGGTCGAAAGGTTGGAACACTTTATCAAATGTGTTATGACGCACTGGAAACTATATCTTCGATCTCTAACTTTTACATTTCGGAAGAGCTCAAAGAATACAGCACTGATATTTCAGGCGAAAACACTTCTTATAAAAACTCCGATATCTTACAGCTGGCCGCAAACGCCGCTGGTATGGCCTTGTATCAGACTCGAGATGGTCAAATCCGTATTGAACGTGTGAATATGGTTGCAAGTTCTGAGGATGAAATTTACGAAATTCCTATTATCAATAATTATCAGTGGCCTGAAATCACTTTTGCTTCAAAAGTAAAAAATGTCTCTTGCAACGTTAACGGTACGGAGCATGTGTACCCTGAAAGTTCTAATATAGAGGGCGTTACGCAGACGGTAAGCAACGAGCTCTTGACGGAAGCCATGCTGAAAAAGAGCAAGAACTCTATTACGGAAGCCTATGCCGTTCTTGCAAACCGTAAGAAAGTTGAGCTTGAATATCGAGCAAGCCCGCATATTGACGCATTTGACCATGTTCGATTCAACCATAACTATGGATACGCTTCCAATGTATTCGTCACAGAAAGTAAATATCAATATACTGGATGCTTTAAAGGAACGTTGTCTGGCTATATTCTTTCTGATGTTTCTTCCGTTCAGCTGTCTCCTACTGCGATTTCTCTTGTGTATGGTGAATCTAAAACATTGTCTGCTTCTCTTCTTCCTTATGATGAAGATTTACCGACAATCAGTTGGCGCGCTGTTCCAGAGGACATTGTATCTCTTCACGTTCTCACAAACCAGTCCGGCAAATCTACCTGTTCTGTTCAGTATAACAAAAAAGGAACCGCTACCGTATCCGCATATGTCGGCGCTGTAAGTTCTTCCGCTTCTGTTATTGATAATTCTCCTGCTCTTACTTTGAACACAAATTCTATTACTGTTCATTGGGGCTCGCCTGTTGAAATCAGTTCTACGTTTACTCCAAGCACCTATGCTGCACCTCAAATCAATTGGATCGCCTCGCCACCTGACATTGTAAAACTTGAAGCTACTCAGATCAGGAAAGGAACTTCTACTTGTAAGATATCTTGGCTCAAAAAAGGTAGCGCAACAATTACCGTTACCGCTGCTGAGGAAAAAGCAACCTGTTCTGTTGTTGCAAGTCCTGCTACAATTGGCTCTCTTCCCATCGGAACAACACTTTATATCAAAGAAAGCAATCAAAGAACCGCATTTGTTCTTGCAAAGCATAATTATGAAGAAGCTTCTTCTGAGTGGCCAACATTCCACGGAAACGGAAAAGGTCTTTCTTTGCTCGCTCGTTCTTCCAAGACTGTACTTTCGCATGTGTGGAACACCGAAAGAGGTCTCTATAGTTTTACCAATATATATTCCGGTAGCACTATTGACAAGTGGTTGAACGGCGAATATTTCAAAACGCTCGACTCTAGTATTTCCAGTAAAATCAAGAATACAAACATCCGAGTTTCTCCTGGCCCTCAAACTTATAAAGACGATGACGGCAATTCTCATACGACTGATGGCTCTGCGGTCACTTGGATATCTCGCAAAGTTTTCCTCTTGTCTGCAACAGAACTTGGCATGAGCTCTAGCATTTCTGGCATTACTAAGGAGGGCACGGTTTTTCCGAATGGCAGTGAAATGCTTTACAACATTATCGGAAGTTCTAATTATGTATGGACTCGCTCAAGATGCTTTGATGCAAAGCCATTCGCTTATCCGGAATCTTTCAAGTATAACTATTCTGCTGTTGTTTCTCCGTCCAAGTCTAATAATAGCTATTATACATATACGACAATTTCTGATGTCACAAAAAAGTATCCTGTTCTCCCGGCATTTACTCTTCCAGCCACATTGGAAGTTGATGTTAATGGAAACGTTCTTACTTAACAAGGAGACTTTATGGCAACATGGATTACAGACCGAACGCAGGCAGACGTTGACCGCGTGAACGAACTGCACGATAAAGCCAACGTTGGAACGTGGACGGAAGAAGAGCGGATAGAATGGGCAGCTGGCATGAAAGGTGCGTTGAGCTACATGGACTACAACCGCATCGAAAGTGGTGTGTCCGAGCTTGCCGCTACACTTGGCGCGTCTGTTTCTATCAAAACGAACTGGACGGTGGAAGGATACATGACCACAAGCGACGCAAATCGCTGGCTATCGAACGTATCCAACATTCGGGCCAAGTGCAGCGGCCCCGGTGGTCTGCCAAGCACTCCAACCAGCATGGATAAGTTGGCATACAAGACCATGAATGAAATCGAAGAAATTTTGGCCAAGATAGAGCGAATCGCAAACGATCATTTGCTTTACTGCGACGAGCCAATCTGTGGAGGTGAACCTTACTATGGTATTTGTTGACCGCAAGGCAAAGTACCCAGGCCGATGGACAATGAAAAAATCTGACGGCACATCGGAAGTTGTCACGTTGGTTCGCAATGATGAACCTGAGGTTGAAGGCACTCCGATGAACGCGGAGACGCTGAATACTTTAAGTGACGTTGCGGGCGCGGATGTTGCGCGTATACAGGCGGAAACTGCCGCAAAGAAGTCGGAGGAAGACCGTAAGAAAGCGGAAGCTGCCGCAGGAAACGCCGTCAACGACGCAACAAAGCTTATCAAAGGCTACACAGACAGCGCTCTCGCCAGCAAAGAAGCTGCCGAGAAAAGTCGGATTGATGCCAACACATCCCGCGAACAAGCTCAAAAAGCGCAGAAAGCTGCAGAGGACGCCGCAGAACTGGCTGGCTCAAGAGCTGGAACAGATAAGACCTTAAGTAAAGAAAACGCTCCAGCAGATGCAAAGGCTGTTGGGGACGCGCTAGACATCAATAAGCTTATTGAAGCCTTAGATGTAGAAAACAATATCCCTAAAGATTCAGATTACTTTGTTGGACAGCATGTTAATGGCGAAAACGAGTCTGCTGTGAGTTATCGCCGCAAGCCACTGAGCGCTCTCTGGAACTGGATTAAAGCGAAACTTGGAAGCGCTGCGTTCAAAGCAACTCGGACGCTGACGAGTGTAGGACCAAGTGGCTGGAAAGATGCTGCAACCGACCAGCAGTATGTGCCGGATATGGGTTTTATGGCCTATTGGAATGGCGCATACAGCGGAACTTCGTCGAATCTGGCGTACTGTAACCAAGGTGCATTTGGAAGTATGATCAAAGTGGCGGCACGAAAGAATCACAATACAAGTGATACGTGGATTCCAGTCTGGTCAAACGACAATTTGGACTACATCCTGAAAAGCGAGTTGAACGTGAAGTACGCTAATGGCGCAGGCAACGTGAACGGTTTTACCTTTGGTGCACAATCAAGCGACCCCGGTGCGAACTCTAGCTTGACGACCAATAAAGTTCTGTTTGTCTACGAATAAGTTCAAAATGGAGGATGACATGGACGAGAAGACGATCGCGCCGGGCTACGAAGTGCCCGTATTGGACGAAGAGAAGAACGACAACTATGCTGCGGTGGAAGCGGCGGTGAACGAGCACAACGAGACCGCACAGCCGGGCGAGACGTACTGGGGCATCTCCCTCGAAAACGAGAAGTACACCGTATACGAGTACGGCGAAGTGCCCACCCCGCCCACCGAGGAAGAGCAGATAGAAACGCTGCGGGCAAAGAAGCTGGAGGAAGCCTCCGACGCCTGCGAAGCGGCCATCACGGCGGGCATCGACGTACTGTTCGGGGACGGGACGCAGGAGCATTTCTCGCTGGAAGTGCCCGACCAATCCAACATCGACGGTGTGTTCAACGCGGTGATGCTGGGGGCCACGGCCTACCCCTACCATGCGGACGGGAAGCAGTGCAAGCTGTACTCCGCCGCCGACATCGTGACGCTGTACACGGCAAAGCAGAGCACCATCACCCAGCAGACCACCTATAACAACGCTTTGCGGCAGTGGATCGGCCGGGAGACGAGCCTTGAGGTGCTGAAGGGCATCTTCTATGGCGTGGAGCTGCCGGAGGACCTGAAAGCCGAGGTGGCGGACATCCTGCAGAAGGCAAAAGAGCAGGTGGAGGTCATTGCAAAGAAGCTGGAGCCCTCTCAAGCTCGCTGACGCTCGCCAGCTCTCCCAAAGGGCGAGCCCTTGGCAAAGAGGAAAGGCTTGTGCGAAAAATTCAAAATGGAGCAATGGAGCGATGAAACGGGAATTTGTGAAACTATCCATCTTAGCGGCGCTGGGCGGGTTGCTCTACATGGGAGTGGAGCTGCTCTGGCGGGACCGCACCCACTGGACCATGGGCATCGTGGGCGGGGTATGCTTTGTGCTCATCGGGGGCTTAAACAACTACCTGCCCTGGGAAATGCCCATCTGGAAGCAGGCGCTCTGCGGCAGCGCCCTGGTGACCGCCGTGGAGCTGGTGGCGGGGATCATCCTGAATTTATATCTGGGCCTCGGCATCTGGGACTACTCGGGCCTGCCCTGCAACCTGCTGGGACAGATCTGCCTGCCGTTCAGCCTGCTGTGGGTGGCGATGAGCGTTCTCTGCATTTTTGTGGACGACGCGCTGCGGTGGAGGCTGTTCCACGAGGAGAAGCCGCACTACCGATGGCTTTAAGGCGAAATCAAAATGGGAAAGAATTTATTTGTGGGCGTCGGCGGCAAAGCCCGGCACGTCAAGGCCCTGTACGTCGGCGTCGGCGGAAAGGCAAGAAAAGTCAAGAAAGTGTACGTCGGCGTCGGCGGGAAGGCCCGCCTCGTGTATACGAGCTATGTGGCGGTGACGGGAATTACACTGACACTGAACGACAAATATGCCGACGAACCAACCATCACCGCAGTATTTACACCGAGTAACGCGACGAACCAGAAAGTAACATGGAATACTACAGTCACATCTGTAGTATCTGGCATTGGCATCTTAAGTTCAAACGATACGACCTGTGTTCTTTCACATACTAGAAACTCGAACGTAAGTACAATTCTGACGGCAACAAGCGCGGATGGAGTAACCGTACAATACCGTGTAGCGTTTATCTATAGTCTACAGAAATATTGGACCATTACCAAGATATAAAGCGGATGGTGTAAAAAGAAAAAGCAGACAGCTGGAAAGACTGCCTGCGAACCATCGCAATACGCTGTCGATAAATAATCTGTAAAATTTCAAAATGGAGGTGAAAACCATGGGAATCGAAAGTTATTCCCTCGCTAGAATACAATATTCTAATAAACAATAAGGAGGCACGATATGAAAGCACTCTTTGATTTTATCTCCAAGCTTCTTGCAGCCCTCTCCCGCGCTGCCGGAGACAAGGCAGAGGAGCCGGACGCCCCCACTCCTGAAAAAGTGTCCACTGTGGACACCCAGAGCGCCGCTCCCCACGGCTGGGGCGGGCCTCTGCCCTACCGCTACATCGACGTGAGCCGGTATCAGGGCACGATTGACTGGGCACAGGTAGCCGCTGCGGGCTACAAGGGAGCGATGCTCAAGACGGTGAGCACCAACCGCAAGCTCTCCAAGCGGTCGGACGGCCTGTACATCGACCCCACCTTTGAGCGCAACTACCGCGGTGCCCGGGCCGCTGGGCTGGACGTGGGCGTCTACTACTACACCTACGCCACCAGCGAGGCTATGGCGGATGCAGAGCTGGCCCTTGTGCGGGAAGCGGTGCGGGGCAAAGAACTCACCATGCCCGTGTGCGTGGACGTGGAAGAAAATAAGCTCAAAAAGCTCTCCACGCTTGACCTCACCAACGTGGTGGCGTATGCGCTGGAAAAGGTGGAAGCCATGGGCTTTTATGCCCAGCTGTACACCTACACGGGCTACAGCTATGAGTTGGACATGCAGCGCCTGGCAGGCCGCTGGGACGTCTGGCTGGCCGACTACACGGGCGAGACGCCCAAGGTGGATTACATCTACCACGCCCACCAGCACACCAGCAAGGGCTCTGTGCCGGGCATCTCCGGTCACGTTGACCTCAACGTGACTGAGCTCAACTACCCGAAAATCATCCGCAAGAAGGGCCTGACCCGTCTTCGGGAGGGCGCATGAGCGACGCGATCATCGTAGCACTCATCACTGGCGGCCTGAGCCTGAGCGGCGTGCTTATCTCTAACATCATGGCCGCTCAAAACATGGACGCCAAGCTGGAAAAACAGCAGGCCATTACCGACACTAAGCTGGACGAGCTGACCCGGGAAGTCCGAACGCACAACAATTTCGCCCAGCGCATCCCGGTGCTGGAAGAACAGATGAAAGTGGCAAACCACCGCATTGCAGACCTCGAAAAAGAGAGAGGAGAGTAATACATGGCAACGATCAATAACATTTTGGGCGTCATTCCCGCTCCTGCGGCCCTCGTGCTCATGCTGGGCGGCTTCATCTTCTACGCCCTTGGCTGCATCCGGCTGGGCTATGGTGCGGCGGTCAAGCCCACCGTGCTCCAGCTCATCGAGCAGGCAGAAAAGGACATCCAGGGCACCAAGAAAGGCGCGGAGCGCAAAGCCTGGGTGGCTCAGATGCTCCGCGCGGCCCTGGCTTCAAGCAAGTACGGACGTTTTATCTCGTGGGCCATCACCGATGAGACCATTGGGGTAGTGATTCAATTTTTCTTTGACCGCATGAAAGCAGCGCTGCAAAAGCAGTAAGGAGGATATCATGGCAAGCAATACATACGAGCAAACGCCGCGCTATTTTTATGATCGGCGTGCGTACCCGATTTTGTGGCCCGCGGTGTGTGACCATTTTGCCAACGGCGGCAAAATGGGACATAACCGCTCCGTGACCGCTCGAGTGCGCAACGCCGGAGAGCTGCCGCAGCCTTTTTGGCTCGGTGCTGCCTGTGGCGGCGGCTCGTGTAGTGCTGCCACTGTGCTTGCAAGGACTTGACCGGCAGCAGATGACCGCCGCCATCAAAAGCGCACCGCTTGGGAGGGTAGACCGTAAGATAGCCTTACTGCGATACGTTGAGCGGCTCCCGCTGCCAGACATTGCAGCGCAAACACATTACAGCCGGACGGCAATAGGCTACCGGCTGAAAGGCATTGAAAAAATGCTGAATGTGTGATATAATATAACACGAGTTAAGTGTCTTTAGAATTATATCCTTATTACTGGAGACTAGTTCTATATGACGCAGTCTGCAGCGTAATCTTGATGGGTTCCAGCCATCACGGTTACGCTGTTTTCTTTTTGCGCGGATTATAGTATAATAATCTTAATTGGGTGCGATTTCTTACGAAACGCGTTGAAGCGGCATGCTTTCGGGTCTGCCGCTTTTCTTTTTGCACGATTTGTGGTATAATAATTTCAACAAATCCACACGGCCTCTCGAAGAAGCGCATTAGGGCGGATATCTGAACCCGTTAAGCCTCTCAACGATGCGTATCATGGCGGGTCTTTTTCGTTGATACAGTCTCCCACCCGTCTACTTATAGTGCGTACCATGCGGGAGACGCAATTTTGCCACTTCGGTGGCAGGGCGATTACTCGCTCACTTATAATCCATCAGCTTTAGGCTGGTGGATTTTGTTTTATTCGCACTATTTTTGTCGAAAGCATTGCCATATATTGGACGATGTGATATTTTAGCATTGCACTCCAATGTGTGCATCCTTACAGTTAAGCGCTCATGCGGATTTTTCCGTGTGGGCGCTTTTCTTTTTGCTTAAGATAATCAAGCTTTAAGCAAGGTTTAACCAAGATTTTTTGTCCTTCGTTTGACGTTCGTTGTCTTTCGGCTTTTGCTGATGCAGTACACTGGGAGCATCAGGAGGGATGTATTATGAGCTATTATCCTACACCCGGAGCACCTTACGTTCCGCAGCAGCCTGTCAATCCTTACGGCGGCATGGGCACGGTAGGGCTTGTCACTCCCCTACCGAACACGCAGATGCAACAGACACAACCGCAGCGTCCGCAGCCGATGAATGGGCAACAGCCTGTTCAGCAGTCGGCACAGGACGGCGGTTGTCTACTTGGCAGACCTGTTTCCAGCAGAGAGGAGTTCCTGGCGATTCCATCTGATCTGTACGGAAGATGGACGTATTGCCCGGATTTGCGTAGTGGGGTCATCTACTGCAAACGTCTGAATCCAAACACTTGTGAATCTGACGTGTTAGAGTTTTACAGCCCGGAAACATGGCGGCAAATGCAAGCACAACAGGCACAGCAAACCGCTGCACCGACACAGCAGTATGTGCCTATTGAGCAGTACAACACCCTTGTACACCGGCTGGATGAACTGGAAAAGTGGCAGAAGAGCTTCTCTAAGCCCACTGCCGCAGCGAAGAAAGGAGAATAAGCGATGCCCTCTCCGTTTGATATGATTACTCACAGCCCCATCATGCAGCTTGCAAATCTGGCTCGTGCAGGGCAGAACCCGATGGGGCTTATCCAGCAGTTGGGTGGGCAGAGCGCACCCATCATGCAGGGGCTGAACCTGATTCAGGGCAAAAACGAAGCACAGCTCCGAACGATGGCGCAGAACCTCGCCAAAGAGCGTGGCATTGACCTGAACCAGCTGGCAAGCGTCCTGAATCTAACGCTGCCCCGGTAACGCATCCCTCTAAGCGAAACGCTTCTCAGTTTTGCGGACTTGACAAAAACCGCTTTTGTTTGGCTTCGCCCATCGCATACGGCGGTGGGATAGCATAACGCAAAACTGAAAGGAGTTTTTTATGGACGATTTTGCAACTGGCTATCTGGCTGGGCAGGACGGCGGCAATAACAACGGCGGATTCTTCGGCAACGAAGGTCTGTGGGCGGTTATCATCCTCGCCATCATCTTCGGCTGGGGCAACTACGGCAACGGGCGCAACGGCAACGACAACGGTATGGCGAGCTACATCCCCTATCTGGTGGGCACTGGTGCAACCGGTCAGGGCGGTGCAGACACCCGCGCGGCTCTGTCTGAGGGCTTCTATCAGCAGGACACCTCCCGTTCTCTGGCGGGCATCCAGAGCGGTATCTGCTCTCTGGGGTATGACCAGCTGGCACAGATGAACGGCGTCAACACCAACATCGCGAACGGCTTTGCTGGCGTGAACAGTGCCATCTGTCAGCTTGGCTACCAGAACGCACAGCTGGTGAATGGACTGGAACGCAGCGTGTCCAACGGTGACAACGCCATCAACCTTGCCATCATGCAGGAGGGCAACGCACGGCAGGCTGGTCAGACCGCACTTGCCACGCAGCTTGCATCTTGCTGCTGCGAGAACAAGCAGCTCATCGGCGACCTGAAGTACACCATTGCACAGCAGGACTGCGCTACCCGGCAGGCTATCGCAGACAATGCCCGCGCCATCGTGGACAACTGCAACGCCAACTTCCGCAGCATGATGGACTACTTCACGCAGGATAAGATTGCCACTCTGACCGCTGAGAACCAGAGCCTGAAGTTTGCCGCTTCTCAGGATCGGCAGAATGCGCTTCTGACCACCGTGATGTCTCAGCAGACTGATACCATCCTGAACCGTGTGAATCCTCGTCCGATTCCCGCTTATCAGGTGGCAAATCCCAACGTGGGTGTGAACTGCTGCGGCTGCTGCTAACCAACACACTCCCCGATAACACCGGGTGAACCATCGGGGCAGGGGTAATACACCTCTGCCCCTGATTTTTTAGGAGGAAAACACTATGGCTTGCAAAACAAGCTGCAAACTCTGCCCCCATCTGGTTCTGAGCCAGTCTGTTACGTTCGCCAACGATACGCTGACTATCAACATCCCTGCTGGCGCATACCAGAACGGAGAGAAGTATTGCATCGTGGTTGCCCAGAGCATCCCGGACACGACCACTATCAACGCCCCTGTGGTCATTACCATCGGCGCAGGCACTACCGCATACCATCTGACCGACTGCAACTGCGCTCAGGCAACCGCTGAGAGCATCCACACTCGCACCCGCTACGCTACCCGCGTTGCAACGTCTGCGACCGGCACCGGCACGTTCAAGTATCTTGGCTGCTTCTGCCGTTCCCACGCTGGCGCACCCGCGTCCATTTCTTGAGGAGGTATAGATTATGGGCAAGACCAATTTTCGCCGCATGATGATGCTCCGTGACCACGACAAAAACCGTGAGCCGGAACGTGACCGCCTTGAGGAAGAGCGTGACCGCAGGGAGCGTGAGATGGAACGCCGTCTGCGTAAGCTGGAAGGCGGCAACGACCGCTATCCCTACTATCCGCAGGAGGAGAATCGCTACATCGACCCATACCCTATCCCCCGCTACCCTGACGTAGAGAATGCGCGCAGAATGCCGCAAATCGGCTTCTCGCAGAACGGTGACTGGGACAAGCGGTCTGGACAGTACGAACGTGGCGGCGCAGACAGCCGCTCCATCAAGATGCCACGCCAACACCTCACTCACGATGAAGCAGAGGAATGGTGCGACAGCATGGTGAACGCTGACGGCACAAAGGGCTGTCACTGGACGTTGGAACAGACGCAGGACGTTGCCAAACAGCGCAATATCAACTGCGACCCGAACGATTTCTGGGCTGTCATGAACATGATGTACTCGGATTATTGCCAAGTCGCAAAGCGTCAGTCCGTTGATACTCCGGGCTTTTACGCTGACATGGCAAAGGCATTCCTTGAGGACGCAGATGCCGCAGACGGCAAGGCGTATCTCTACTGGGATTGCATTGCTGATAAGTAAAACAAACCCCTGTGTAGCCGTAATGACTGAACTGCCCCAGAATTAGTAGACATGAATAAAAAGCACCTCATGTAGGGTATGGCTTAACCGGACTGACGAAGCGAAAGTGGGGACAGTCCGGTTTTTAGTTGGATGCGTTCGTGGT